TCACTTTGGTGCTTCCTCCCCCCGAATCTTGGCCCGCACGCGCCGCGCCTCGTCGCGCGCGTAGCCGGCCTGCTGATCGGCGTACACCCGGTCGGGGATCTGGCTGTCGGTCCACCCGCCGTGAGCCTGGAGTCCCTCGCGACTGATGCCCGCCTCCTTGGCCGCGTCCACCGCGGCGCGCCGGAGCCCGTACGCCGCACGACCCTCGATGTGCGGCACCTCCGCCAAGCGCTCCGCTTCCTTGAAGGAGTCGAGGACCCAGCGCGGGTTCACGACCTTGCCGTTGCTGTGGCGCTCGAGTGTGGCCACCGGCTGGCCCTTCCTGCCGCCCGGCATCTGGCCGGCGGGGAAGAGCGGGTAGTCGGCGAGCGTCCCCGCGCGGAACGACTCCTCCAGCGTCCGGAGATATCCGGCGAGCGCCGCGTCGAGCACGGCGCGCTGGCCCGCCGTGAGGTGCACGACCACGCCCCGCTTCTTCCCCGCGGACCGCACGACGAACGTACTCCGCTCCAGGTCGAGATCCCGCCGGCGAGCCCGCCGCACCTGGCCGAGTCGCAGCTCGGCGCCGAGCGCGACCATGAGGCCGAAGCGTGGGTCCACCTGGTCGGCGGCCTCGAGGATCTTCCGCATCTCCTCCAGCGTGTGCCGCGGGCGGTTCGGCACGGCATCGGTGGCCTCGCCGGCGAGCACCCGCCAGTCCGCGCGCAGCTCATCGCGCCAGCGGCGCGGGGCGACGCATGCGTGCGCCGGAATCCGCTCCTCGTCGCGCAGCCACTGGGCCACGGCGAGGACGCGCTGCACCGCGATCTCGGCGCCGCGGAGGCCTTCGTGCCCATCAGCGCGGAGCGCCAGGATCCGCTTCCGCCAGAGCTGGCGCAGCTCGGCGCGGCGGACGCGGTCCCACGGCGTGTCCGCCCGCCATACGCGCTTGGCGAACTCCAGCTCGCGGAGGGTCTCGCGCCGGTGCATCGTGTCCACCGGATACTTCCCGCGCTCGGGGTCGATGGCGACCGCGATGCCTTCGGCGATCGTGAGCGGTCGGTCGTGCGAGACGTGCTTTGCGGCGACCACGGTCCCGCTCTTCAGCGCCTCGGAGAGCTTGAGGGCCTCGGCGAGCGCAAACCGCCCAGCCTCGGTGATGATCCGTCCGCTCTGGGTGCGGAGCGTCCGACCCAGCGAGCGGTACCGCCAGTCGGTGCGGCCGTCGTCGCGGCGCTCTCGCCACCGGAGATAGAGCGCGCCGCCCTTCCAGTGGCGCTCGATGGCGGTGACCTTCCACGGGCCCTCGCCTACCGTCTCCTGCCAGGCTTCGGCCTCGCTCACGCTACCCCCGCCGGCGCCGCGGCGCGGATGCGCCGGCGCTCTTCCGTTCGCCGAATGCGGAAGCCCAGCCCAGCGCGCAGCGCCCGCAGTTCGCCGCGGCGAATCCAGTTCCGCACGGTCTGCGGTGTCACGCCCTTCATCACCGCGTAGTCCTCGGTCGAGAGCCATTCCGTCTCCTGGTCCAGCGAGTGGAGGCGTTCCAGCAGCTTGCTCGCGCAATATTCCAGCGTGTCCGCCACCGGGTCGGTGGCGCTGATGCGCCGGCGCTCGGCCGCCTCCGCGGCCCATCGTCCGGCCACCTCGCGCGTCGCGGCGAAGAGTTGGTCGAGCATGCCTCGCGTCGCCGCCGTCTACGCCGTGCGGCGTTCGCTTACCCGTACCCGCTCCACGCGCGCGAGCACCACCACGTACTCGACGCCGGGTTCGACCGAGTCCTTGGTCCACTCGGGCCAGTCGTCGTCCGAGAGCGTGTGGGCGAGCCGGCGCAGGTAGACCTCGGCCACGCCATGGAGCCCGGGCGGAACGGCGAAGCTGATCACGCCGTCGGCGCTCCCTCGCTCGCGGACTGCGTCGCGCTTCTTTCACCCGCCTTCTGAGAGAGCCGGTCCTTGAGCCCCGCGGCTCCGGCCTTCTGGGCATCGCTCGTGCGCCGCCCCGTCGCCTCCTCCCGCTGCGCCGCCGCCTCCGCCCAGGTTGCCTCGCCTTCCTTGATCGCGGTGTAGATGGTCCGCAGGAGCTGCAGCTCCGCCGGCGAGGTCTGCTCCAGCGGGTGGCCGAGGTAGGCGGTGAGGTCGGAGGGACTCACGCCGATTGCGTAGAACGCGTCGCACACCTTCTTCCGGGCGGCGTCCGGATCCTTGGCGTCGCGGTTTCTCACCGTGTCCAGCACCTGCTCCATCGCCTCTTCGAGGATGTCCGAGGGGAGGAGCCGGAGCGCGGCCGTGCGGATCACCTTGGAGACGTGAGCGGCCTGCTTGGTGAGGAGGTCGTCCTCGGTCGCCTCGACGAGGTAGACCGTGTCGCCGTAGCTGTTCACCCGCTCGCCGAGGGAGCGCTGGCCGTCCTTGAGGCGCCGGCGCTCGACCGTCTTGCGGAGCGTGATGTCGTGCGGATAGGAGAGGTTCGCCTCGAGGTCGGTCACGGTGACCCGGACGATCCGGCGCTCGTCGTCGTCGAACACCACCATGGTCTCGACGTACGCGTTGCCCATGGCGCGGAGCGCTTCCTCGGCGAAGCGGATGCTGGGACCCTCGATGGACTTCCCGCCTACGGGCTTGGCGTACCGCGCGGTCTCCGCGAAGCCGGGGCGCTTGCAGGCGGCGAGGAGCCGCACCCGCACCTCGTCCCAGCTCCGGGGCCGCATGAGGGCCATCTTGTACCGGGCCTCGACGGCCGCCCGCGCTTGGACCGCTACCGCGGTGCTCGCGGTCTCGGCCGTCTCGACCGGGGCCGGCATCTCCGGCGCCTCCCGCTCCAGCATCACTCCTGTCGTCACGCGCTCTCCTTCAGTCGTTGATCGGCCCAGGCTCAGAACGGGAAGCCGAGGTCACAGCACTTGTGGCAATGCAGGTCGCGCACGGGGTCGCAGTAGCCGCACCCGGAGCAGGTCGGCTCCGCGACGGGGCCCGGGGGCGGGTCGGCCTCCCGCTCGTGCGGGTCCACCGGCATCGTGCCGCAGTCATCGAGCCAGGGGGCGGATGCGCCCTCAATCGAGGCCTTCACTCGGCCTCCTTCACGCTCACGAGGAACCGCCGGGCGCCCCGCTTGGTCGAGGTGTGCCGGGCGATGATGGTGTCGGTCGCCCCCGCCATGTCCGCCTCGATGAACGGCCGAAGGTCCTCGGCCACCGCCTTCCAGTCGGTCGTGCGCGCGGACCGGGTCGCCTTCCAGGTGATACGCCCGTTCGGCAGGTCGAGCCCCGCGTGCTCGCCGATCGCGGCCTTGAGGTGGGCTTCCAGCGCCTCGCGGTCGGCCTCGAGGGCGGCAATCCGGTGGCGCACATCGAGGAGCTGGGTGGCGAGGGTGACGTGCTCGGGCGTGGCCGGGAGGAGCAGATCGTCGTGCGCGGGGAAGAGCCGGGCGAGCGCGGCGCCGTCGGCTGCGACCGGGTCAGGCCGGACGCCGGCCTCGACGTGGTCGAACCAGAACCGCCGGCCGATGCCGCTGAGGGCGGCCTCGATCTCGGGGTCGCGGCGGAGCGTGTAGATACGAAAGTCGTTCCCGCCGATCAGCACCGCGACGTCGCACAGCGTGAGGCCGGTGACCGCCATCTCCCAGTGGCACTGGGCCGCGACTTCGTCGGGCACCTGGTCGCTCCCGGGCTCGCCCCAGCGGTCCGCCTGCCGGAGCCCGCGGTTCTTCACCTGCAGCAGGCGCTCCTCGGCGCCGGCGGAGTCCAGCACCACCCGGTCCGGCGTGGCGAGCATCCATGGCTCGCCGGCGTGCCGGAGCGTGTCGCGGGTATCTAGCAGGACACCCCGCGTCTCGGCGTAGGCGCCGGCGATCACCGCCTCGAGGCGGTCGCCCCAGCGGGTGAACTCGTTCCCGGGGAAGGGCTCGGCGAGGCCCCGCTTGAGCATCCAGATATCGAGCGGCGTGCGGTGCGGGTCGAGCCCGGCCACCGCGGCGATCTCGCTCGCGCCGAGGCCGGTCTGCCGGACGGCGAGCTGCTCGGGCGTCAGGGTCACGTCCCCTGCTCCCGCTCGCGGGCCGCCGCCATCCGCTCGGCCTGCTCGTCGGCGTTCCCCGCAGCGCAGCACCAGCTCGCGACCGCAGCCCCGGCGAACGCGCCGGTCCAGAAGGCCGCCAGCATGGTCAGGATGAAGCCGATCACGCCGCCCCCTTGGCAGCCAGGACCTGGCGCGCCCGCTCCAGCGCCGCGGCCAAGGCGAAGTGGGATCGGCGGCAGCCAAGCTCCGCGCAGGCGCGGTCGATGAGCTTCCGGTCCTCCTCCGAGCACCGAAGATTGATGAACCACCAGCGTGGTTCCTTGTATTCTGTATCGGATTCTTGTAGTGTAGAGGTGGCGTGAGGCCCGAAACCGTCGGTCTCCGGCTCCACGCCTTCGGTGTCAGCTGGGAGGATGTCTGGCTCAGGGGCCACGGCAGTCGCCTAGGAGTGATGGGTAATTACAAGAACTAGGTGATACGATGGCAGAATACACCTTGAACTCGGTGGGCGCAAGGGTGGAGCCATCCAAGGGCTGGGAACTGGCGGAGGACATCGCCACGCGCGTGCGGGAGCTGCGCGAAGCGCTCGAGCTGACCCAGCCCGAGTTCGGTGGGCTATTCGGTGTGACGGATCAGACGGTGTCGAACTGGGAGCGGGGGAACTTCCGTCCGCCGAAGAGCAAGCTGGAGTGGGCGGCCTCCCGCCAGGGCTGGCCCCTGATGATCTTTGAGGAACGCGGTCCGCGCCCGGCGGAGGTTGTGGTGGCGGGGCGGCCCGCGCTGCACGGCGAGGCGGAGATCCCCCCTCCGGCGCTCGCGGCGGATGACACACCCCAACTCGATAATGCGGAGATCCTCCGCCTGGTTCTCTACGACCGGCCGGGGTTCGTCCGGTTCTTGCAGCGTCGGGTGGGCTCGCAGCCTATCCCAACTAACGCCAAGCTCGGATTCCTCGACTTTGTTGAAGAGATCGCGCGGGAGCGGGGCCAGACGATTCCCAAGGAGTTCTTCGCCCACCTCCGCGGTCTCATTCGCGAGCACGGTTTGTAAGGCGGTTGACAGGCTCGTGGCGGCATGCGGTCGGCTCGGGGTTGCCTACAACTCCGAGTTTTCGCCGCTCTCGGACCTGACCTTTACCTTGCTGCTCACACGGGCGGGGGTGCGCTGGCGCTACGCGCCGCTCGAGGGCGGGATCTGCGAGATCGTCTGGCCGCCGATCTACGGGGTGCACCTCATGCAGATCGACAAGCACCTGACCCCGGGCGAGCGACGGTTCGCCATGCGGCATGGCTTGGCCCATGTGCTCGACGGCCACCTGCGCGACCTGGCGCCGGCGGCCGATGGCGGCGACTGGCTAACCTACGAGGAGGCGGTGGCAGATCTCTTTGCCCTGGCGGACCTAATGCCGGACCACGAGCTCGATTCCCGGGTTCAGTGTGGCGCGGAGCGAGGCGACCTGGAGGAGGCCGTTCAACAGGAGCTCAGGCGATACGCTCCGGACTGGTTACAGGAACGGGTCGAGTCCAGGAGCATCCTCCGAATCCAGGCATACTCGAGAGGTAGGACGAAGCGGTGAGCGGACAAGGCACGGTCACCGTCACGCGATCGGGGTCGGATCTGGCCAGCATCGCGCCACGCGTTCCAGCGGGGAGGGCCCCGTCGCCCGACTGGATCGACATTGAACTGTTCGCCGGCGCTGGCGGCTTGGCGGTCGGCCTGAGCGATGCCGGGTTTGGTCCAGCGAACCTCTATGAGGTTGACGAGAATTCCTGTGCCACACTGAGGCTGAACACCTCGGGTCGAAACGCCACCATCTCACATGGGACGGTCTTCGAAGCTGACGTCGCCGAGCTGAAGTGGAGCGATATCACCTCGCCTGTTAGGCTTCTCGCGGCTGGAACACCGTGCCAGCCATTCAGTCTCGCAGGAAAGCATGGGGCGTACGATGATGGTCGGAACATGTTTCCGCACGTATTCCGCGCGGTGCGATCACTCCGGCCGGCTGCTGTCTTTCTGGAGAATGTGAGAGGCCTGCTGCGACCTAACTTCCTACCATACTTCGATTACATACTGGCCCAGCTGGAGTGTCCTTCCATCGCCCCGCGGAAGGATGAGCTCTGGCGCGACCACTTCGCGAGGATAAAGCGGCACAGGTGTTCTCCAGGGGTCGCCCCAGAGTACAACGTGGTTTGGCGCCTTGTTGACGCAGCAGATTTCGGCGTCCCACAGAACCGCCACCGCGTGTTCATAGTGGCGACTAGGGCGGGCTTACCCTCATTCGCTTTCCCGCAGGCAACGCACAGCAAGCATGCGTTGATCCACAGCCAAGATAGCGGAGAGTACTGGGAGATGCGGGGGCTACCGCGACAACGCCTTGTCTACTCCAACGGCACAATGCCACTCGATCTAGAGGACAAGCGCCTTCCCTGGAGGACAGTCCGGGACGCGTTGGCGGGTTTGCCGGCTCCGGCGAAGGCGCCTTCGGAGACGACGATCAATCACTGGTTGATACCAGGAGCCCGGGCGTACGCCGGCCATTCCGGGAGCGCCCTGGACTGGCCCTCGAAGACAATAAAGGCCGGGGTCCATGGAGTACCCGGAGGAGAGAACACGGTTGTGGATGGGAAGGGGACAATCCGTTACTACACCCTGCGCGAGGCTGCGAGGATACAGAGTTTCCCCGACTCGCACGTCTTCTCGGGTTCCCGCGCGCACGTGACTCGGCAGATAGGAAACGCTGTGCCTCCTACGCTGAGCGCAGTTCTGGCGCGGCCGTTGTACGAGCTACTCCAAGACACCAACAAGTCGGCGAGCAGAAGATAGGGAGGAAGGCATATGTCGTCTCCTGGCGAGACCACGTCTCCACGACAGTTTGATCTCCGCCCGCACCCTCGCATCCTGCCGATGTTGGGTGAGATCAGCCTTCCCCAGTGGCGGTGTGCGGCGGAGCTGGTTGACAATTCAATCGATGGCTTTCTTCGGGCGGCAAGGGAGGGAAGTCCCATCGACGTCCCCGAGATCCACCTCAACCTTCCGACCGCGGACCATGTTGGTTCCAAATTGAGTGTGCGCGACAACGGCCCTGGGATGGACCCGGGCACGTTGGAGAACGCGGTCAAAGCTGGCTGGACGAGCAACAACCCCATTGACAACCTCGGGTTGTTCGGCATGGGCTTTAACATCGCGACCGCGAAACTCGGACGCAGAACCACGGTCTGGACCACCCGTAGGCAGGACATGGAATGGTGTGGCCTCCGTATCGACTTCGACGAGTTGACTCGGCAAGGGCACTTTCTAACCGCGGCGCTCAGCCGACCCAAGGCAGATCCCGAGGAGCACGGCACGGAGGTCGTTGTCGAGGCGCTGAAGACCGATCAGCGGCAGTGGTTCGCGAAGACCCAGAACAGAACTCAAGTCGTCCGAAGCCTGGAGGAGGCGTATGGGACGATGCTCCGTCCTGGTGGGCAACCTTTGGAGTTCTCCCTCTACCTCAATGGATCAAAGCTCCGAGGGTGGCAGCACTGCGTATGGGGTTCAGAAGGCAGCCCTCATCGCGAAGTGATCCTTCCAGCCCCGACCGGGACGGTGGTCGCGCTGCAAACCATTGATCGTACCCTGCCTGCCCGGCCCTTCTGCCAGGAATGTTGGCAATGGCTGGTTGCCGGCGGCGCTGAATGCCCCACCTGCGGGAGTGCCGGGAATGTCGTGCAGCGGCCTCGCCGGATCTACGGGTGGCTCGGGATTCAGCGTTACCTCCACGACTCCGAGTACGGCATCGATTTCATCCGGAACGGGCGCAAGATCGAACTCAAGAGCAAGGAGCTATTCGATTGGTTCAACCCGGACGGGAGCGTGGAGAAGGAGTACCCGATTGATGATCACCGGCGGCTCGGTCGGATTGTAGGTGAGATTCACCTCGACCACTGTCGCGTTAGCTACATGAAGGACCGATTCGACAGGACAGATCCCGCATGGGAGGAAATGGTTGCCGCCGTCAGGGGTGAAGGACCACTGCGGCCGGATGTTGCGAGGGAGCGTGGGTTTGGTTCCAATGCTTCCTCACTCTACAAGCTCTACCAAGCCTTCCGTCGGTCCAGTCCGCACAAGAAGGTGGCTGGGTGTTACAGCAAGCTGCTCCTCGTTCCCCCAGAACACAACGCCAAAGCGACCAACATGGCCGGCAGGTTCCGTAGCGGGGAGTCGCAGTACTTCACTGACGCGGAATGGTGGGCGCTCGTGGAGGAGGCGGATAGGGCGCTGTTGACCGAAGACTCCGGTCCCAAGCCCCCTACACCAGGCAACGCACCAGGTCCCGGTGCCGGTGGAACCGCGACAGCGGGCGACGGGGCTCCCCTTCCTGGCTTTGGAGCCGGACCAGCCGCGGGGGCCCCTGGAGCGGCGCCGACGCAACCGGCCCAACCGCCCCCTCCTCCGCCCCGGACGCAGATCAAAGCTCTCTCGAGGGAGTATCGGGAGCCGGCCACAGGACAGGTCTTCAACATCTCGGCTTTCGAGGCTACACCTTTGGACCCGGGGCTTGGTGACCCGAAGCAGCCATGGTCTCTCAAGGGCAGTCCCTCGGGCCAGTTCACCTTCTTGGTGAACTCGCTTCACACTGTATTCGAGTCCTCCACGCTAACGCCTCTCGACGCGCTTCTCGCAGACGTGGCTGCGAAGATCATGGATCAACAGCGAAGCGTGCGCGGGGACACTCCCTTTGCAACTGTGATGGCCAACCTGCGCGAGCTTTATGCGACTCCGTCCAAGCTGGATCCCGACGAGTTGTCGGTACGCGCCGGCCGGCTTCTCGGGGACATCGCCAACGCAGTATCGAGGAGGATAGACGAACAGGAAGGTGCCGCCCTCTTCCAGGAACTATCTCCATCCGAGCAAGAGGACATCCTTCGGTCCATGGTTACCCGAAACGTCGGTGGCGCGAAGGATCTCCTTGCAACGGGCCGCTTTCTCGGCTTCGCCCCTTGGCAAACGCTGACCAAGATCTTCGGCAGACACCCAGAACTCTTCTTCGATGGTCGTTGTTGGGAGGCAGAATACAGCAGCTTGGATCTTCCCACTGTGGCAGCGACTGAACAGGCGAGGGCGGAACGAGTCAGGTATTACTCTGGCTTGCTCATGGATCTGGTGTGGCTCGCCGAGTGTGATGCAGCAACCTTACGTGAGGCGTCGCGCGCCAGGCTCCTCCGCAGCGCTCTCGCGCTAGATCTCCTAACGCCCGAGGAGTGAGCCAGATCGTGCTCGATCGCAACGCCGGCTTCCTGGACGAGAGGCGGCTGTTATGGGGCCCTTGGCAGATGTTCGAACGGGACACCGCGCGCCTGATGATCGCGAACGGCTTTGATGATGTCCGCATAGTCGGGGGAACCGGCGATCGTGGCGCGGATGTGCTGGGTGTGCAGGACGGGGCGCTCTGGGTGTTTCAGTGCAAGTTCACCTCCGCCGGCGGTCCGCCCAAGGAGGCCGTTAGCGAAGTCGTGGAAGCAGCGAGGTTCTACGGCGCGCGGCGCCTGGTGGTCGCAACGTCGCGTCGGGCGGGTGAGGCACTCCGGGATGAACAGCGCCGCTTCGAGCGCCTTGGCCTCACCGTCGAAGTCGTGGGTCCGCGGGAGCTGCTTCAGCTTATGGCCGGCACGCCTGAGTATTCCCCACGGATGCGCAAGCTGCGCTCCTACCAGGAAGATGCCGCCGGTCGTCTCAGAGCTGCGTTGACCGACCGAGGCAGTGCGCAAATAGTGCTGGCAACTGGCCTAGGCAAGACCGTAGTGATGGCTGACGTCGTCGCGGGACTGTTGCGGGACGGCCTCGTGGAGAACGACAGGGTGCTCGTACTCGCGCATACTAATGAGCTGGTGGAGCAGCTCCACCGCAGCTTCTGGTTCCAGCTCCCGCGCTGGGTGCCGACGCATCACCTTGCCGAAGGAGAGTCTCCCACGTTCTGGGAAGGTGTGACGTTTGCTACTGTTCAGAGCATTGTGGCGAGGCTGGAGCGTCTTCCCAGGTTTGGGCTACTTCTTGTGGACGAAGCGCACCACATTGGCGCGGACACTTACCAGCGCACCCTGCGAGCGTTGGAAGCGCCGATGGTGGGTGGAGTCACGGCCACTCCTTGGCGCGGGGACTCCTACGACATTGACCGCGTTCTTGGTGAGCCGGTCTACCGCATGGGCATTGCAGAAGGCCTGGCGAGGGGGTTCTTGACAGAAGTTGATTATCGCCTCCTCGCGGACAACATCAATTGGGAGATGGTGCAGGAACAATCGGAGTTCAAGTATTCCCTTGCCCAGCTGAACCGGCTGTTAATCATCCCGACCCGCGACGAAGAGGCCGTACGCGAAATCCATGCGGTCCTTGAAGGAGAGAAGAGGCGAGCCGGAATTGTCTTCTGTCCCACCGTGGTTCACGCGAACGCCTTCGTGGGCATGCTCCGGAAGTACGGTATTCCTAGCGAGGCAATCTCTTCCGCGAGCCAGCCGCGGGAGCGGGACAGCATCATGGCGCGCTTCCGCGCGGGTGAGCTGCGAGTGGTCGTAACGGTGGATCTGTTCAACGAGGGGGTGGATGTTCCTGACGTCGACCTGGTCGTTTTCATGCGCGCCACACACAGCCGTAGAATCTTCGTGCAACAGTTGGGGCGAGGTCTTCGGGTTGGGGCCGGCAAGGACAAGTGCGTGGTCCTCGATTTCGTGACCGATCTGCGGAGGATTGCTGACGTCCTCGACCTCGACCGGGCTGTTCGCGCGGATTCCGTGGAGCGTCTCTCCCTGGGCAACCGACTTGTGGCCTTTAGCGATCGGTCGTCAGGCGGGTTCCTGAAAGAGTGGGTGCTTGACCAAGCGGACCTGCTAGCCCGGGCCGGCGACGCGACACTGGAGTTGCCGCAGTTCGATTTCCCGCAGCCTCCGGCGCCGGGGGGCGTGCAGTGAAGATTCCGGACCCGGTGCGAGGCCTCGTTCGGGAACGACTCTGGCAGGCCGCCGACGCGGTGGATTGGGAGCGGCTCTCCGCATCGGCCAAGGCCACGTACTACAGCCACTGGACGGATGACCCCACGATCGGCGGAGTCCTTGGGAACTATATAGCGAAGGCGAAGGTCCGCGTTTACCTAAAGGACACAGTCCTGAAGGAGTACGCAAGGACGAGGGCTGCCGACGCCGATCGTCCGTTGCGAGCGCTGCGCATCGATCCGGATACTAGGGTGGTAGTGGCTCACACTCGGCCGCATGGCAGAACCTTCGAGGACGGTCGCGTGGTGTGCTGGGGCACTGCGGCCGACTGGAAGCATGTCCTGATGGCCGTGCATGAGCGAGCGTACGGGAACGGCAAGCTGCGACCGTTCGGAGCGGTCCTCGTTAGGGCCACGGGGCGCTATCACGACGCAAACGTGCGTGCGATGATCGAGGCGGCGGCACATAAGCTCGGTGTCGAACAGGTGGTCTGGCTGGAATCGTAGGCGACGTGATGACCGACACTCTAAGCCCGGCGCAACGCTCGGCGCGAATGGCGAGGGTCCGAAGCCGTGGTAATCGTTCGACCGAAATCCGCGTGATGCACGCCCTCCGCTCTCACGGATTGAAAGGCTGGCGTCGGCACCCCAAGTCGGTGCCGGGAACGCCTGACTTCTATTTCAGCCGACCTGCGCCACTCGCTCTGTTCGTTGACGGATGCTTTTGGCACGCGTGCCCGAAATGCGGGAGACTCCCCAAGAGCCGGCGCGCGTTCTGGGTCGCCAAGATCGATGAGAACAGGCGTCGCGATGAGCGGATGCGGCGGCTCCTGCGCCGAGCTGGGATCGCCACCATGAGAGTGTGGGAGCACGAGCTCAATGCGGAGGGTTGGATCGACCGGCTGAAGCGCCGGCTCGCCGCGCTGGCGATGCCAACGGCGGCCGAGCCGTTAGCTAGTCATGGCGTCGCGTCGTGGGCGCCTGTGGGGAGGTACTTAGAGTAGGTCTCTCGCAGGTACTCCAATCCATCGTCGCGATCCACCCTCAGATTGAGCTTGTCCTGGAAGAATTGCAGTCGGGAGGAACACCCTCGAAGAACCTGTGCCCAGGTGCGGACCCAGATCTTCGCGCGACCGCCGGCGAGTTGGGTTACCAGACCTTCTGGTTGTCCCGGCTGCTCGGCTTTTTCCGCGATGATGTCGTCGACGTCGTTTGATAGGGCCCAAAAGTGCCAGGTGGTCTGCGTGTTACGGAAGCGTTCGTCGCGAATGATCGCGTGCGCGTATGACTCGACCTGAGCCAACTCTTCCTGACCTATTCGGACAGTGGGCCGCTTCAGCTCAACGACGAGGTGCTCATGGTGATCTGCTCGCGGTAGGGGCACGACGCGGGACAGCATGAGATCGACGATACCTCGAGAGCCATCGGCGCGGGTGACGGGTGTGTTGTCTAGGACCGCGATACCCAGGCGCCCGCAGTGCGCCTTGAGCACTTCCGTCAGGCCTTGATCATCAACGGCGAGGCTGAACTCTTCGCCAAAAAGCCACGTGTTGTCTGCGATGATGCGGTGGAGCTGGTCCCGTTCTCTCAGCTGACCTCGAGAGGGGTCGTTGAAAACGAGCGATTCAAGGCCGCGAAGGAAATCGAGACGGTTGGCAACGATCCGGGAGGCGTTGATGATTGCCGCCAGTGACGTGCGTTTGAGGAGGCGCGCGAGTTCGTCTTGCTTGTCGGGGGGTAGACCGAGAACGTCCTGGAGGATCGTCTGGAGAGACGACGCGTCCGATTCCAGGGCCTGCCGAATGAGCCTGAACGTTAGCTTCTTGCTGGAGGGGTCCGCCCCCTCAAAGTCTGGGAGGTAAGAGTGGACGCTGAGCGCGACAACGTCGAAGACCTGACGCTCCACTTTCTGAACGGGGTCCTTTGGTTCGCTCTCGTACGGATAGAGGTCTTCACTCTTCCATGCATCAACTAGGCTCGCCGCCTTCTGAGCTTCGCGATCCCGGAAGTATTTGCGGAGTGCGCTCTTGGAGGAGTCGACGAGACTGGCCAGGTCTGGTGCAAACGCCTCGAGCTCGATAGTGCCATCCTGCTCCGCCTTGCGAACGACCTCTGACTTTAGATAAGCCGTGAATGCGAATCCCGGCGCGTGGATTCCGATCGGCAAACGGGCCAACGTCAGTCCGTTGCTGTCGCACAGATATAGAGCTCGCTCGACGTCTATCGCCCACTCGATCACTGTGAGCATACCGTCTAGCGATTCGCTCGTCTCGGAGTTCGCCACGGTGATCGGAAGTTCCACTGTTCTAACGACGACCTTCGCCGTATCCAGTGGCTTGCCGTTGTATTCGATGCGAACGCCGGGGTATTGTTGCAGGTAGAGTGCGAACTCCCCGGTCAGATGCTCGACAGCGGTTTCCGTCTCCAAGAGTCGAGGGGTGCCCTGAATCCCCGTGATTGCGACGCTGGTCCCTGTAGCGGTCGCGTCGGCGGGCGCTCGATCCCCTACGAGGAATGAAGCGAGATTCTCTCTTGCACCGAATACGCTGTAGGTGAACGCGGTACCGTCCTCGATGTAAACGGTCTTCCATTCCACCTCGGTTCCGAGAGCGAAGGCTCTAAACCGACCTTTGCCGAGCCGGCCGTGGAGCATACGACCGGCCGGCGATCGTCCCCCGTCGCGCTTCTTGGACCCACCGAGGCTGGCGAACGCATCGAGCGTGGCATCGTAGCGCATACCGGTGCCGTCATCGGTGACGGAGAGTGTTTCGATACCCCCGAGAAGGTTCCGTCTGACAACCACCGACACGCGGTTTGCGTCCGCGTCCACACTGTTCCAGATGAGCTCGGCTACGGCGGCGATGGGGCTACGGGCCGACGCCAGGCGTTCGAGGTGATCGGAGCGAACCTGGACCTGAAGGGTGGTGCTCATGTAGCGGCGGCCCCAGCAGGGGTTTCACGTGCGCGGCCTATTGCACCCGAATATATACCGAAGGACCCTGACAACGGCAACTCTCCAACAACTGAGCACCGGTCGCCGTCAGGAGGTGGGGCGACTGCGAGGATAGCTGTCCGGTTTGACTCGTGCAACGCCAAGGGTGACCTCACCAGATCCCCAGGGCGCGAAGCCCCAACAGGAGAATGAGCCCTTCCTTCCACGGGAGGGGCTTCTTCTTGCGCGGTAGGCCCGCCGGCGCCTGGCAGACGGCAGGATCCTGCTCGACCGAGGCGAGTTCGAGGGCGAGCCAGCGCGGCCCCACGGCCGTGACCGTGGCCGGCCGGATGCCGCCGCGTGGTGCCGCGCAGCCGATCCGGACCTCGAGCGGAGCGGGGTCGAGCCCCACCCGAAGGGAGAGGCTACCCGTCGCCGGCGGCCGGGGAAGGGCGACATCCGCGGTGGCGGTGTACGGAGGCTCCCGCACCTCGAACCGTGAACGCCGCACGCCGTCGGCGGAGTCGGCCGTCACTGCGGCCGTCGCCACGGCCTGGAGAGAATCCGCCCGCAGCTCCACCCGGACGCGGGCCCGGCGCTCGAGGCCGAGGGCACGATCGAGACTGTCGGCCCGCTGCCGCTGCTGAACGGCCCGGCGCTGAACGGCGGAAAGTTCCGCGCCGAGGAGGGCCTGCGTGCGGGCGGAGACGGCCCGTGTGGAATCGGCGGAGGCCTCGGCCGAATCACGGGCAAGGGCGGCCACCTGGGCGCGAGCCTCCGCCCGGTCGAGTCGCCAAGTCTGGAGGGCGACCGCACCGGCGAGGAGCAGGAGCGCGAGGACTACCAGGCTCCGGATGCTCACGCGGCGCGGGCCTCGGGCAGCTCGGGGCGGAGCGCCTCGCCCTCAACGATCGCCACCCGCTTGAGCCAGCCACGGAGGAACTTCCGAAGCGGCGGCCGTCGGGCGGCGAGCCGCTCATAGAAGCCTTCGCGCCCGCGGCTGTAGCCCGCCACGAAGGCGTCGGGCGTCGCGGCCTCGAGCGCGCGCAACGTCGCCGGCCCGAAGGCGCCATCCTCGGGGACGCCCACGGTGCGCTGCAGCAGCCGGGTCGCCCGCCCCACCCCCGCGTTCACCGCGAAGTCAAAGACCACGAGGGCGACCCCGAATCCCAGCCGGAGGAGCTCGTCGCCCCGGACCGGGTCCCAGTACTCGGCGTCGTAGATGGCGGCGATCTCCGCCGGCTGGATCAGGCGCACCGAGTGGGCCGGGAGCCCACGCCCCTTGCGCCAGCGCGCGTAGACCCGGGCCGTGACCCCATGGTTGGTCTCGCCGCCCGGGTCATCTGGATCGTTCACATAGCCACCCTCCCGCGCGAGGACCACGGCGAGCGCGTCGGGAAACCGCCTAGTCGGCAAGGTCGTCACCTTCCGGGACGCGCTCGCGTCCCTCGACGTGCTCGGTCCGGGCCCGGGCGCTCGCGTGCTTCACCTCGACCACCGCGTTCCCGGCGACGAAGGCACCGGTCACCACGGTCGCGATCGTCGTGAACTCCGGGCTTAGCTTCCCGAAGAGGGCCAGCAGGAACGCCATGCAGACGACCAGGAGGCAGAGGAAGAACTTCCGGCCGTGCTGCGCGATGGTGTTCTCGATCATGCGGCTCCTCTCACCGGCTCAGCAGGTCGAGCGCCCACTTCGCGGCGGCACCGACGGCGATCAGGATCAAGCCCCAGAGCTTGGTGTCCGCGGCGTTCTGCCGGCGCTCGACGGCCTTGAGCCGCTCCTCGAGCGCCCCCTGGTCCTTGGCGCGCTGGATGGCCTCCGCCGAGGCCTGGCGCTGGACCGCCTCGACCGTGGCGAGGCGCTCGGTGAGCGCGTCCCGCGCGTCCTCCAGCCGCTGGGTGAGCGTGTCCCGGACGCTCGCGAGCATGTCGCGGATGGATTGCATAGCGGCGTTGAACTGGCCCTCGTAGATCGGCGTGTCGCTCATGGCCGGAACACGCCGCGGGCGAGGAGGTCATCAATGACCGCTTTCAAAGCTTCCGCCACCTGGGCGAGTGTGGCCGTGGCGGTGTCGAAGCCGGTGCGGGTCGCGGTGCCTGTGGCGGCGGTCCAGCCGGTGAGCGGCGCGAGCGAGAAGGCGGGGCGCCAGTCCTCGACCGCGGTGATGGCGCCGGCCGCGGTGGTCACCTTCGCCAGGGGAATGCGGCCGGCCGTGAAGCCCACCGCGTTGGCGGAGACGACACCGGCCGCGGTGCGTTCGACGTAGTTCACGGTGTTGTTAGCGAGGGCCACGGTGCCGTTCGCCACTCGCACCGGTGCCCCGGTGTCCATGGTGACGCCACCGAAGTACCCGTAGGTGAGCCCGGCGGTGGTGGCGCGGTTCTGGGCCCACTGCTCGTGGGCCATGGCATCGAGCCGGAGGGCGTTCTCGTCCATCCCCGCCTTCCAGCCGTTCTCGCCCAGGGTCCAGCCGTACTGCAGTCCCTTCCCGGTGGTGCTCGCCGGCATCACACGCCTCCGTAGTATTGGCCGTAGGTCATCCCGTACCCGGTCATGATCAGGTCCGGCGTCTCGCGCACGGTGCCGGTGAGGGCGCCGTTCTTGGGCGTCAGCCGGAACCGCACGGGCTTGGTGCCGTCGGCATCGTCCGCCGCGCGTTGGGCCGCGGTGTAGGTGGCCGCGGCCATAGCGACCAGGCCGGCCTCGGTGCGCGCCCCGATCACGGCGCCGCCCACCAGGACCTCCTTGGTGAGCGTGCCCTCGATCACGAAGGCGGTGGCGTCATCCTGCCGGACCACGCCGGCGCCCTGGGTCACCCGGTTCCGGTGGGTCCAGGTGAGCGAGACGTCGCCCGCCGCGGCCGCCGGGAGCGCGGGGATCGCGGTCCCGGCGACCCGCACGCGCCCCGGCGGATAGGGAGCCTGCGCCCGACTCTTGGTGGTGAGCGCTACGGCCGTGCACTCCGTGTCGAGGAGCTGCCCGGCCTCATTCCGAGGGAGGGGCTTCACCTGGACGGTGAGGTCCGCTGTCCAGGGCGTCGGCCGCACCTCCTCGAACTGGCCGGGGCGGAAGAAGTAGACCAAGGCCCCGGCGGGGTGCGTGACCGGCGGCACGGTGTCCCAGATCCCGCGCACGACGTCGGTGAGCGACAGCGTGCCGTCGCCGTTGTCGGTGAAGGAGCGCCAGGTGACCAGCTCCTGCCCAGCCGTGGAGACGATGAGCGCCACGTTGTCGCCGCGGACGAGGCCGCCGGCGTCGGTGGCGTAGGGCAGGAGGAGCGACAGGTCGCCCAGGTCGTTCACCGCGAAGCCCGCGGCGTCGACGCCCTCCGTGGTCCAAGCGTACGGCGCGGCGAGCGTGCCCACCGGGGTAAACCGGGCCAGGTTCGAGCGGGCCTCGTAGAAGGCGCCGCCTGCTTCGGACAGCAGGAGGTCGTAGTCCTCGTAGGTGGCCGCCGCCCGGCCCACGAGCGCCAGCGCCCGGCGGCTCGCGTCGAGGCCCGGGGTCATGGGATACGGCATCTCGAGGAGCGCCTTCGCGGCGGTGTCCACGGGCACGCCGACCGGGTCGGTCCAGGTGGTGGGGGGCGGTGGCGCGTAGACGGCACTCGTCACCCCGAAGACGTCCTCGATCGCGTCGAGCTCCATCTCGCCGTCCTCGAGGGTGCCGTAGCGGACCGACGTCACGCGGACCACGAGGCCGGTGACCCCGTAGCGGGGCCAGGTCACCTTTACCACGTCGCCGGGGGCGAGCGCGTAGCCGAGGCGCGACATCTTCCAGCTGAGCTTGGCGAGCGGGACCGAGAAGGCGCGGAGGTAGCGCTGAGCGACCCGGGCCGCGAGGGCGGGCTTCGTCACGAACGGGAAGTCCACCTTGGTGCTGCGGATCTCGCCGGTCGCTTGCTGGTTGGCCAGGTTCTGGGCGAGGACCGCGCCCTGCTCCAAGCCCCGGCGCTCCGGGGTGTCCACGAACTCGCGATAGGTGAGCCGCACCTCGTTCACCGTCTCTCGCCAGGAGCCGCGGGAGAGCGTCAAGTCGCGCGCGTTCTGCTCGGTCACCTCGAGGAGCGTCCCCGCGTCGTAGTCCGCCCGCGCCAGCTTGAGCTGGAGGAGTCCCGTGGTCGGATCGGTCCGAAGCACACCGTCGATGTGCTGCAGCACGTCCTCGATTGTAGCCTGCACCTCCGCGGGATCGTTCAGGTCCACCGACAGGCCGAAGGCCTCGGTGCGGAGCGTCGCGGCGACGGCGCGGAAGTTCGGGAGGTCGATGAGGGTCGAGGCGAGGCCCAGCCCGTAGCTCGGATTAGTCAGGAGATCGAAGAGGATCTCGACCGGGTTGGCGTCGCCGGCCAAGTTCGCCTGGGCCGCGGTCTGCAGGAGCTCGGGTGCCGCGGGGCAGCGTCGCACCACGAACCGCACCGGCTTCGGGTACGGGCTGTTGTTGCACCAGTGGAAGTTCCGCATGACGGCGCCAGAGAAGCCGAGCGGCACGCCGTTGGCGACGCCGAAGGTGAAGTGGCAGAGCCGGCGGTACCGCGACGCGGCGGCGGCGCCGTACGTGTTGGTGAGGAGGACACTCTGGGCGTGGGTCGGCGTCCCCCAGAAGAATTCGAGCGCGCCGGCGACCCCGCCTTCCGACTTCTCGCCGCCGAACATGGTGAGCGCGGCGACGTGGCACATGGTCTGGTCGGCGCCGTTTCGGAGGAGCGGGAGCGTCGGGGCGAAGCTGCCGGCGCTGTACGACTGCGGCCAGAAGCCCCCGCCCCAGTACTTCTGTCGCGTGCTCCGGATGCTCTTCTTGTCCCACGAGACGTCGATCAGCTCATCCAGCGGGCCCCAGCAGAGCACCCCGTGCATCCGGGCGTAGAAGGCGGTGTAGCCGTCGTCGCCGGTGTCCTTCTTGACGTCCCCGAACCAGACGATCGAGGGGGCGAGCTCCGAGGTGCCATAGACCACGGGAATGGCCCGCCCCTCCTCGACGGTGGGAAAGTCGAGTGTGCCGAGCTTGGGGCGCTCCACCTTGGGCTGGAGGAGCCGGTTCACCACGAAGCTCGCGATGAAGAGCGCGGGGAGGAGCCACCAGACCATGGGTTAGGTGAGCCGGTCGAAGGGATTGCGCTTGGGGAGGGCCGGGAAGCCGCCGAAGTTCGCGATGTTGCCGAACCGGCCGTGGCAGGTGGCGGCCGTGCGATCGCAGCCGGCGACGAGCTCCACGGCGGCCCCGGGGGCAAGCCCGGTGAGCGGCACCATGAGTTGGAGCACCGCCGCGTTCTGGCCCACGATGAAGGCCCGCACCTCGCCCAACTTGAGGACGCCGGCGACGTAGTAGGTCGAGCCGGCCCCGAGGTTGGGCGCGCCGGCCACCGTGACGAGGAGACCGTTCACCGCCGTGACACTCGCCGCGAACGTGAACGCCAGGGCGGCGAGGCCGCAGTTCACGTCGTAGAGCATCCACGGACAGGTGCGCTGGACCGCGACCCGAGGCACGGTGCGGGAGAAGAGCGCCTGCATCGGGGTGCAGAGGAGCTTTGCTTCGGCACCCTCGAGGGTGAGCGCGCTCACCTGCCCGATGAAGAGCGTCTGCACGTCCGAGGCGCCGCGGTGGGAGCGATACACCGTGAGCGAGACCGGGGCCGGCGCCACGCCGCCGATAAACTGCGTGACGAGCCGGTCGCTGCGGGGGAGCGTCACCTCGAGCTGCCGGGTGCCCTGCTCGTCCACCGCGGCCAGTTCCCCGCGCCGGATCACCGCCGGCGCGAAGGTCTGGCCCAAGTAGACGAACGGGTCCTCGGTGGTGGCGTAGCGCCACTCCTCGGTGCCGCGGGCGAAGCGATAGAGCTCGAACGGGGCGGCGCCGTAGCGCGAGGCCTCGAGCTGGGCGATGGTGCTCATGCCGGGGCCGGCGCCTCCCGGTTGAGATCCACGACCCGGAGCGTCGCCTCGGCCAGCGCCTGGTGGTGCCAGCGGAGCGCGGGCGCGTCGTCGTCGAACCGCACCAGGCTTAAGAAGCTCACCATCGTCCGGTCCTTGGGGTATGCCGTGCCCAGCGTGGCGCTGAGCGTGAGCGTCTCGGTGCCGTCCCCGTTGTCCTGGGCGGCGGTGACGCCCCGGTAGACGGCCACGATCGCCCCGCCCTCGGGCTTGAGGAGTGCCAGGTGCCGGCTCCCGTAATCCACCGTCGAGAAGCCGAAGCGGCTGTAGCTGATGCCTTCGACGAGGAGTGTGAGATCGCCTGGGGCGCGGTCGGCGACGAGCCGGAAATCGTGCCGCCAGGTGGGGAGCCAGAATGGCGTCAACCGGCCCTGCAAGGCGTCGAGCATCGCCTGAAACGCGGCGATCTCCTGCCGGCCGCGGAGGAGGAAGCCCACCGGCCGCGACTCGTTCGGTGTGGGGCCGAGCGCGTCGTCGGTGAAGAGGCCCGCGCGGGAGTCGAGCCGGACCTTGGAGAGGGCGTAGTCCGAATCCGGATCCTCGCGCCGGTCGGGCTCCAGCTCCCAGACGGTGAAGCCGAGATAGGTCGTCACCGGGCGCCCCTCACGCGGGATCGCATTCGAACGCCAGGGCGGCGCGGAAGGCATCTGGCCGGGGGCGATCGATCCGGATCACGGGGTCGAGCCGGCCGAGCCGGAGCGGGACCACGAGCGTGACACCGGCCGGCCAGTCGGCCTTGATGGTCCCGGACACGCCGAGCGCAAGCGGGGCGACGCTCCCGATGGTGAACGCCTCCCAGGTGTACGGGTCGCGGATCAGGAGCGCCCGCTGGCCGGCTGCGAACTCGCGGGTCGCGGTGTCGCACGGTACCGTGATCGCGCCGAGGGCCACCGCGGCGGTCACGGGCGTGGCGTGCGGCCAGAGCGGGACGCCGAAGGCGTAGGCGTTCCAGCCCCAGACCAACTGGTCGAGGAAGGCGGCCTCGCGGGGATCGAGACAGAGCACCGAGTAGCGGAGGAGGCGCCGTGGCTTGGCCCGAAGGGCGATCCGCTGCTCCAGGTCGGTGCTCGCCCGGATGATGTCGGTGAGCCACGCCTTCGCGTCCTCGACCGGCACGGACCAGTCGGGCGTGAAGGTGAAGGGCACCAAGCGGGAGCCGGTGAGGACAAAGAGGGGCTCGGCGAGGCCCAAGAAGTCCCACCGGATCGTGTTGTCCACCACCGCCGCGCCGGCGGGGAGGACGGAGACGGTGTAGATCCGGGAGCGGAGCGGCGCGAAGGCGACCGGGGTGCCGTACGGGTCGGCCACGGTGACGCCGGCGGGTCCGGTCTCGGCGATCGCGTTCAGCGTCTGGGTCGCGAGCCGGAACCCGTTGAACACTTCCACCGCGACCTGCTGGAGCGAGAGGACGAAGCCCGCGTCATAGCCGCGCGGATAGACATGGATGCGCTCGAACCACCACGCATCCGCGGGGTCGGTGCGGAGGCCGTCGCGCTGGGTCGCACCCGCCACGGCGGTGGGGCCCGACGCCGTGGTCTTGACCCCGACGGCCGCGCCCGTGACCGGGGCCGCGCCGCCGAACGCGGCCGGCGACGCGAACCCGTCGAGGTTCGGCGTGCGAGCCGGGTTCTGGCCCAGCGCCAGCGTCAAGCCGTAGAGGCCGGCGAGCACGGCCATCGTCAGGCCGCCTTCCGGACTGCGAAGGTGGGGAAGACCACGTAGGCGTCGGTCCCCACGGTGACCTCCGAGCCGTAGGGGAAGCCGCCGTCGGTGATGTTGATCGCGACCACATCGGGCAGCCGCCCAATGGGGGAGTAGAGTCCGTCGGTCCGCTCGGCGGTGAGCTCGATCGGTACCGTGGCAAGGCCGCTGTTCAGGCTGCTTCGGCCGCGGGCCTGCAGTGCCTCCACCGCCCACGCGTTCCCGTTCGGGTTGCTGTAGTTCGCCCCCGCGACCGCGGAGTCGAGCTTCCGGTCGGTGCGTTCGCTTGTGAAGGTGGACTGGGAGAGGCCGAGGTACTTCCCCACGACGGTGTCGACATCGATCCGGATGAGGAGGGGAGAGCCCACCCAGGAACCGCCCACGCCGCCGTAGCCCGGCGGGAAGGTTTCGATCGAGAGCCCCATCTGCCCGTAGCCGAACGTCTGGGTCATCCCGCCGGCCGAGCGGGTCCCGCAAGCCCAAGCGCCGCCGGTCCACGCGCCGTACTTGGTGAACGTGACCCCGAAGCCGAGGTAGACGTAGACGTTGCCGGTCTTCCGGACCACGCACCACACGCGGTCATTGGTGGCGTCGGTGAAGAAGTGGTAGGCGCTGATCGCCCCGGCCTCGAGCGGCATGCCGACGCCGAGCTTGGTGATGGCGTTCTGCGCGACCGGAACACCGGCCTGCGTGTTCCAATCCGCCGCGGCTGAGTAGCCGGTCGCGGGCACCGCGACGACGCCGTACACGTTCGTGCCGCCCGGGCCGGGCGCGGTGGGTCCGTTCTCGTTCTGGAGCCAGCGCATCGAGACGTAGACGCCGGCGCGGGTCACCTCGAGACGCTTCCCGCTTCCCTGGGTGTCGAAGCGGTTCACCGTCCAGCCGTTGGCGAGCAGGAAGTCCTTGAACTTGGTCGCGAGGTCGCTCACGTCGGCCGCGGTGCCGGTGGCGTAAGGCATGGACGCGCTTCCTTAGCTCAGCCGGACGGCGAAGAAGTCGTAGCGGGTGGTGCGGAACACGTTCGGCACCACGAGATGATCCACCCCACCGATCTGCACGAGGTCCTCCGTCGCGACGCCGGCACCGGAGAGCGCATAGCAGCCCTCCAGCTCGCCGATGAGGGAGACGCCATCCGGATTCGGGGCCTCGTCCGAGGAGCAGAGCACGATCGGCTGCAGGATGGGTGAGCCGTCCATCGCCTGCCGCACGTTGAAGCCGGTGGTCTTGGAGCACCCGGGCCAGATGAGGTTGCCGCGGAGGGTGGTGTTCGCCGCGGTCGGCGGCGCGTTAGCCGGGTTCCCGCTGGTCAGCGTGCCGGGGACGTAGGCGCTGGAGAACAGGCTCGCGAAGCCGCGCCAGGTGCCGGCCGGATTCCGGAGCCGGGCCGCGCACATCTGATCTTCAACCGAGGTCGTGTTCGACGAGGCGCCGGGCTCGAACGGCAGCCGGTGCTCGACGGAGGTGGCGCTCCAACGCCAGGCGGTGGAGTTGGCCGCGGGCTCCGCCCCGGAGAAGGCGAGCGACCCGCCAATCAGCAGCGGGTAGGGGTACTGGTTCGGCGTGGCGTAGGGCTGGATGAAGCCGAGATAACAGGCCTCGTACACCGTGCTCACCTTGCACACGACGAGGAGCCGCCGCCCGCTCACCATGAACCAGTACGGGATGGCGTTCTGCCAGAGCGGAACGTGCGGCGTGCGGTCGAGGATCGCGCCCGGCTGTGCGCCGAAGGCCATGGCGGGCTGGTAGCCGGTGAAGCCCTGCAGCTTCCAGTTGTAGTAATCGGCGCCGGCGTCGAAGTAGGTCGTGACGCCGGCGTAGATGGCGTCCGCGCCGGCACCCGGGCCGTGCAGGATGAGCTCGGCCGGCGGGCCCGCGACCCAGCGGTCCTCGATCCAGCGCTCGCCGGCCGCGAGCGGCGCCTGCACCACGACGGTGAAGGCGTCGCCGACCTGGAAGTCGGTGGCACCATCTGTAATAAGGAAGGAGAGGAAGGCGTTGGCGTACGCCACGCCGACCGTGGCGTTGGCCTGGGCCCCGCTCACCGAACCCACCACCGAGAACGTCCCACCGTTCACTGCCGCTGCGGTGCAGGTGATGGTCCAGGTCTCCGCCACCGTGGCCGCGGTCGCGGAGACCTGCGTGAGCTGGCCTGTTCCCACGCCGGCGAACGTGGGCTTGTTGGGGTGGGCCCAGCCCTTGGCGAACTGCCGGAGCCGGTCCAGCAGGTGGACGTGGCCGCTCGCTTCGCCCTTGGCGAACCCCATCGTCGCTCGCTCCTAGAGGCGCAGCGCGCGCCGGATGGTGTTCGCGTTCCGCTCGATCACGCGGATGATCGAGCGGGCCCCTTCGGTCGTCTCAAGCTTTCGCGCCACGAGGCCGTCCTCGAGCCCGACCACGAGCGACGTCTCACCGCCTGCGGCCGAAGGTCCCACCAGGCCGCCCTCGGCGAAGCGCGGCACCGTCGCCCCGAGGCGCGGCGGGTTCGGTGCGCGGAGCCCGTTCAAGGCCTCGAAGAAGTCCACCCCGTAGGCCCGCACGGCGGCGGCGCGCATGACGAACTCGCCGGCCGAAAGCCGGGCGAGGATCGAGTCGGACGTGGCCGTCCCCGGCCCGGTGATGTAGCCGCCGCCGGCCCGGCGGATCGGCGCCGGCACCTCGCCCCCCGCGCTGAAGCCGAGCAGGGAGCCCGCGGCGTTCACGATCGCCTGCTGGATCTGGAGCGCAATCAAGCGGGCGATGATCTGGTTCACCGCGTCGAGCACCGAGCGGGCGGTGTCGCGCCAGACGTCGCCCAGGGTCTTCGTCTGGTTCAGGACGCCCGTGAGGCTTGACTCGAGACCGCTTTCCAGCGCGTCTCGGGAGGCGACCCCAAGCTGGGTGAGCACGCCCTGCGTCTGGTGGGTGACGCGGGCCAGCTCGTCGATCTTGTCGATCTGCTGCTGGAGCGCGTCGAGCACTGCCGGGTCCTCGGTCGTCTGCTGCAGGGCGACCAGCGCCTGCCGCGTGGCGAGCAGACCGGGCAGCCGCTCGCGCTCGAGCGCCAGCACCCGGCGCCGGCCTTCCTCTTCGGTGATGGTGCCCGATTGGACGAGGGCCGCGATGCGGGCCTCCTCGCGGTCGAGCGTGTCAAACACCTGCGCCGCCTCGCGTGCCAGCTCGTCGAGCCGAATGCGGGTCTCGCCGGCGACCTGGAACTGCGCCACCTTCGCGGCCCGGTTCGGGTCGCCCTGCTGGGCCAGCACCCGGTCGAACTCGGCCGCCTGCCGGGCCAGCTCCTCCCGCCGCAGCTGGAAGGTCTGGCCTTGGGCCTCCCGGATCTGCGCCTCGAACTGGAGCGCCGCCTGCCGGAGCCGCTCCCGCTCTGAAAGCTCGTCGGCGAGGAGATCGTTCCGGCGGTCTTGCAGTGCGAGCTGGCGGTCCTGGACTTGGGCGTCCACCTGCGCCAGCGCCGCGGCGCGCTGCGTGCGGTCGGCCTCGGTGCGGGCGGGCTGGGCGAGCAGGGCGTCCCGCTTCGCCTGGAGCGCCTCAAGTTCGGCGGAGGCCTGGGCCTCGATGAGGCGGCGGCGTTCGGCGTAGAACTGCGCGAGACTGGTGAGGCCTTGGGCGTAGGCGCGCTGGGCCTGGGCTTCTTCAAGCTGGAAGCGGCGCTGGGTGAGCCGGAGCGCGTCGTCGGCCGCCTGCTGGTCCGCGCGGGAGCGGGCCTGGGCCGCGCGGTCGGCGTCCTGTTGCTGCTGCCGGGTGGCCTGGCGCTGCAACTCCCGCTTCCGCTGGTTCGCCTCGCGGAGTCGCCGGAGCGCCTCGTCCTGCCCAGCCGCGTCGCCCTCGCGACCGAGGAGGAAGTCGCCCGCCCGCTCGCGGTCCTCGTTGAAGGCGGCGAGAACGGCCTTCACCTGGGCGAAGCCGGACGCCACCTCGGTCCCGATGCCCCGAAAGTCGCCGCGGAGGAGGCGGTCCTTCGCCGCGGCGGCGGTGCGGACCCCCACGACGATGAGGTTGGCGCTGGTCGCGATGATGTTGCCAAGGACATCGAACGCGGTGACCACGGTCCGAATCACCGCGCCCGCGATCCGGCCCAGCGTCTCGAGGGGCCCACGGGCTTCCGCGGCGCCGGCCGTGAGGACCCCCACGGCAGCGGTGACGGATGGTGCGAGGCCCGCCCCGAACTGCGCCGCCAATCCCTGGGCGGCGGTCCCGAGGTCGGTCAGACTGTCGTTGAACGCCTGCGCCTGCTGGGTGGCCTCGGTCGAGAAGAGGACGCCCAGCCGGCGCGCTTCCTCCGTCGCCCGGGCGAAGCCGCCATTGGCGAGATCATTGAGGAGCGGGAGCAGGCGGAGCCCGACCCGGTCGCCGAAGATCTGGCCGGCGACGACCGCCTTCTGGGCACCGTCGGTGTATTGGGCCTGCGCGTCGGCGATGCGGACCAGCGCCTGGTCGAGGGAGAGGCCGGCGAGGTCCTTGGCCGAGAGCCCGAGCGATCGGAAGCTCGCCGCCGTGTCCGCGTTCCCGCTCTGGAGCTCCGTCAGCGACTTGGCGAGCCCGCGCAGTCCCGTCTCGAGCTCGGTCTGTTCGACATCGGCCTTCCGCGCGGCGAGCGCGAGAGCGGAGAGCGGCTCGGCGGCGACCCCGGTCGCTTGCGCGAGCTTACCGATGGCGTCGGCCGCTTGCAGGCTGTCGCGCACGAAGGCCGCGACGCGGACGGCGCCGAGCGCACCGGCGACGTTCTTGACGCCGGCGACCAGCGCGCCGAGCCCGCGGGCCTGGGCCTCCGCTGCCGCGGTCCCCTGGCGCTGGGTCTGCTGCAAGCCCTTGAGCCGGGCCTCGACCTCGCGGATCGCCGCGACGACGGGATCGGTCCCCTCCGCCTCGAAGCGGACGCCGACGCGGGGCGCGGTCACGGCCTACCCCCGGAGGATCGGCGGCGGCTGCGGGGGCTTGGGGCCCTTCCGGCCCTGGTGCGGGGCGAGCGTGGCCCAGACGGCGAGTCGGTGGCGGTAGTCTCGGGCGGCGTCGGTGCGGAGCCGGGCGACAAAGGCCAAGAGCCCCTCGCGGAGCGGCCAGCGGAGCACCGCGGGGAGCCGGTCGGGGTCCCACCCGGCGAGGTCACGGACCACTTCGTCCCAGTCGCCAAGGTCTACCGCGCCTCGGCGAGCGCGCGGGGGACGGTCGGCGGCTCGGTCATCGGGGCCGAAGAGCTCGGGAAAGTCGCCGAGGACTCGGCCCCGCTCACGAAAAAACCGAGCAGGAGTCGGACGAGCGCGGCCTGAAGCGCGGCCTTCTCGGTCGGGTCGGCCCGGGCGCCGAAGAACATCACGAGCTCCTCGGCGAGTGCGGGGCTCCACGGCCGTCCCTGCTCAGTGAGGGTGCCGGCGAGCAGGTGGAGGGTCCGGCCCGAGGCCCAGATGCGCTGGAGCAGGTCGTCGGCGATGGTCTCGACCGCCCGGCCTTCCGCGAAGAGCCGCCGGAGGTCGTGCAGCCCCGCCGCCTGCACCTGGGCCATCATCCAGACGTCGTGCTCGAACGTGGTGACGGCGACTGGCACGAACCGCCGGCCGCCGAGCACGAGCTCGTCGTCCACCGGTGCCGGCGTGGAAGACGACCGCGCGCGGCGCCGAAGCGGCAGCGCCACCCGAGCGACCCAGGCGCGGAGACGCCGCATCACGCGGCGGGCCGCTCGGTGAGCCGGTAGTACGGCTCGGTCGGGTGGCTCGCGGCGTCATTCAGCACGGTGAGCACGAGGCTGAAGCTCCCGTACTCCTCCGTGATGAGCCCGAGCTCGCCGTCGGGTGCCGCACTCACGCGCCACGCTTCCAGCTCGAAGTTGGGCCCGCGAGTGTTGTCGGGGAGGTAGAAGAAGGCGCCCTCGATCTTCCCCTGCGTGCCGCCGCGCACCGTGGTGCGGCCCGCCGGCGCCGCGATGGCACCCGCCGTGTAGTCCACCAGCACGTCGTCGCCGGTCATCACGTTGACGGCGCCGGGCAGGAAGCGCACGAGACCCGCCTCGGCGTCCTCGACGACGAAGTCGGTGCCAAGGACAAGCGGTGTCGCGCCCTTCGTCATGCTGACCGCCGAGATCACCCGGTTGGCCAACTTGTAGACTCGGCCGAGCACCACATCGTTGATCGGCTCATCTACGATGGCGCCGCCCACCTGGGTGTAGCTCCCCACGTCGCCCATGAGGAACAGGGCCATGTTGTTGGCCTCGTGCTCATCGGCGCTGATCTTGATGGTCACCTTCCGGGACTTCGAGTCCTCGGCGAGGACGCCGGCGGTCTTGTCCATGCTCGACCGCTTCTCGATGCGCTCGTCTTCGGTCTGCACGGCCACGGCGGTGCAGTTGCCGAGGTGGCGCAGGCCGGTGCGGGCGCTCGCCGCATCGAAGCGGTCGAAGTAGCACTTGCCCTTGCCGAGCAGGAAGTTCCGCGGGTCGGGCGTGGGATACGGCATGAGAAGGCTCCGTGCGCGAGGGTCAGGTGAGCGCGTCGGGGTCGGCCACGGCGGTCGGGAACTGCGCCGTGAAGTCCACCGCCGCCGCGGCGTACAGGTGGTCGGCGGGCTCCGCCGCCCATTCGATCTGGGTTTCCTCGAGGCTGTTGACGAGGCCGTCGAGGGTGGGCTCGCCGAGCAGGGCCTGGACGGCCCAGCCGACGAGCGGCTCGAGGAGCACGTCCGCCTCGTCGGCCACCGCCCCCTTGACCCGGCATTCCACGCGGAGCGTGAGGGCGTGCGCTGAGAGGGGCCCCGCGCGCCCGCCCACGCGCTGGGTGCGCTGGGCGAGGAGGTACACCACCATGGCCGGGAGTTCGTCCTGGTCGATGCTGAGGCCGCGGCTCCGGTGCACCGCGAGCCCGGCGGGCTTCCCCGCGCCGTCGAGCCGCGCCACCACCGCGTCCACGATCCGCTGACGGATGCTCGCCATCGCTCAGGGCTCCGCGAGGCCGATCCGGGTCCAGAGCCCGTCGAGCGTCCGCGCGTCCGGGCCCCAGTCGCGGATCGTGTAGTCGGTGCCGTTCACCCGGATCGGGTCGTCCCGATGGAGCGCCGGGAGCCCGGGTGTCGGCACGAGCACCGAGCGGTACCGGCCCGCGACCGCCGCCCGGCCGCCGAGGACCTCGGCCGGTTCCTCATCGAGGATGCCGCTCGTCTCCAGCGTGCCGATGACGACTGGCACGCCGAAGTCGGCGAGGAAGAGGTCAAGATCCGCCGCGGGGTCGAGCACCGTCAGACCACGTCCACCGCGAGGGTGGCGTCGGGCCGGGTCGGCACCACAAGCGGCGCCGACTGGAGCATGAGCCAGGTCACGGCCGGGTCCTCCTCGATCCACATCTTCGGGAAGTAGGGCACGGCCTGGAGTCCGGCCTTCGGGTCCTTGATGCCGCCGAAGGCCCGGACGCCCTCGACCAGCGCGCTCGCCATCCCGACCACGTCCACCGGCCAGATCGGCGTCACCACGCCGGTGTCCGGGTCTTCGTACCAGCCGCCGTAGGTCCAGATGTTGAACCCGTCGATGGTGCCGCGCGGGGTGAGCCCCTCGATCTGCTGCGCGCCCACGTCGAGCCCGTTGTTCTGGATCCGGAGCACGTCGAGCCGCTTGGCGACGGTGTCGTGCGTGCGGAACGCCTTCCACGCCGCCACCCCCATGACCACGTCCACCGGCGTGGTGCCCGACTTCTCCAGCACCAGGTCGGACCAGTCCTGCAGGTCGTCGAGCGGCGTGGAGCCGGGATCGGTCCACTTGTCCGTACCGGCGAGCGCCGCCGGCGTGAGGGCGGGATCGCGGCCGAAGTCCACGACGACGGTCCCGTAGCCTTCGCCCGTCACCGTGACCTTGGCGGTGCGGAGCGCCTCCGAGGCCATCACCTCGAGCCGCCGGGTGACCATGTTGACCTGGTCGTCCAGCTCGGTCGCGAGGTAGGCGTCGAGCCGTTGCTGTGGCGTCAGGCGGCCCCCGATCTGCTCCCCAGCGATTCGCTTGAACGGCTTGTCGGGGTCGAAGCGCCGCTTGTCCTTGATGTACGCCGGGCTGAAGGTGTTGGCCTTCCAGCCCTGCGACTCCACGACCTTGCCCGCCACGAGCGGGGAGACGAAGGGCGCGATCCGCCGGCGGCTCTTGATGGTGTCGAAGTGGATCTGCTCCGCTTCGCTCTGCTGGATGGTGGGGAAGTAGCGCTCGAGGAGCGCCGGGTTCGGCGTCTTCAAGCCCTCCACGACCCCCAGGAGGATGTCGGTCGAGAACACAGTGGTCGGCATGTCGATCGGCTCCGAGAAGTAGAAGTGAGGGCCTTACGCCTGCAGCTTGACCAGGTAGAGGCCCTTGTCGCGGAGCCCCTCGCGGGTGCTGGCCGCCGTGTGGCCGGCGCCGAACGTGAGCGCGGCCTCGTTGAAGTCGCCCCGGGTGTACGCCACGGCCGCGCGGTCCCCGGCGGTGGCGTCGCAGTCCTCGGCGAGGATCGCGTCCGGCACCTCGGAGCCGTCCCCGGCCGCGGCGGCGGACAGGGTGTACTTGCCGCTCGCCGTGATCTTCCCGAGCACGGCGCCGCGGGTGAGGTTCTGGCCGGCGAGGAGGGTGATGCCCTTCGACAGCGGGGGCAGATGCCCCGCGAACAGCTTGTCGAAGGGGAAGTCCTGAGACTGGAAGCTGGCAGGCTGGCTCATGCGGTCCTCTGGGTCGGGGCCCGGTCGGCGTGGACGGCGCGGTGGGTCGCGAGGATGCGCTGCACATCCGCGGCGGCACCCTCGCCCTCCGGCGTGCGCGCCGAGGCGGCCGGGGCGTGGAGCTGGGCCTCGTCGGCCTTGAGGCCGGCGAGATGGGAACGGCGGGTCTGCGCCTCGTGCTCGAGCGCGCGCCGCGCGAAGCCTTCCGGCGTGCAGGCGGCGTCGGCCTTGGCCCGGACGGCGAGCGCTTCGAGGCCGGGGCGGGCGAGCTGCTCGATACCGAGGATCCGCTCACGCTCGGCGGTGGCGCCCTCGGTGCGGGCGCGAGCGAGGAGATCGGCGAGCCGGTGGGCCCGCGCGGCCAGTGCGGTATCCGCTCCCTCACCGTCGCCGGGCTCGGCCTCGGGTGCAGTCGCCGCGGCGAGTTCGTCCTCGGCCAGCCACTGATAGGCGCCGGCGCCGAAGTCCACGCCGTAGAGCGTGCCCTGGCGGACGGCCGTGACGCGGCCGGCGGCGCCGGTCTCCACGATCACGTCGCGGGTGACGCGGCTCGCTACCTCCGCGCCCTCGGTGAACGCGGCCATGGGGCCGTCCGGCCGCCGGGCGGCGGGTGCAGTCATGCGGGTCTCCTGAGTGGCGGTAAGTGTCGCGCGCGCGCGGGGGCGCGTGCTGTCGCCGGCGAGTGCGGCGTGGAGGGTCTCGTAGGTGCCGAGTCGATCGGCGAGCCCGGCCAGCACGGCGGCCTCGCCCACGAAGACGCCGCCCTGGCCGTAGTCGGCGAGGACCGAGGCCTCCGGGACGCCGCGGTAGCGGGCGACGGCGGCGATGAACACCGCGGCGAGCGCGTCCACCGTGGCCTGCACCGCGGCGCGGCCCGTATCGGTAGTGGGGTCGTCGTCCTGCTTTCTGGGCGTCTGGCTCGAGACGATCTCGATCTCTTCGACGCCGGCCGCGCGATCACGGGCTCGCGTGTCGAAGAGCGCCATGCGGACACCGAGCGAGCCCAGGATGGCGGTGTCGGCACACACCACCTCCTCGCACGCGCTGGCAAGCCAGTAGGCGGCACTCGCCCCTGTGCCAGACACGTAGCCGACGAGCGGCTTCCGGCCGCGGTAGCTCGCGATCAACTCGGCAAGCTCGGCGCAGCCGTTCACCTCACCGCCCGGGCTATCGAGGTCGAGGACGACCGCCCGCACACTCGGATCCTGCATGGCGACCGTGAGGTCGCGCGCGATGAGCTCGTAGCTCGTCGCCCCACTCACCAGCGAGAACAGGTTCGCGTAGCGGAACATCGGCCCGCGGATCGGGAGTCGGGCAACGCCGTCCCGCACCTCCACGGCATAGGCGTGATCGAGCGGGCGGCCGAGCTGCGCGGCGATCGCCTCGAGGTCGCCCGCCTTGCGGTAGGCGACCGCGAACATCGTCCGGAGCGCGTCCTCGCTGATCGCCCAGTGCGCGGTGGCGAGGGCATCGAGCACGAGGTGGGGCAGGCGGTCGGTCATGCGCGCGCTCCTCCCTCGGTCACGAGTTCGGCCCGAGCGAGGGAGAGGCGGCCCGCCGGCACTGCTTCCTCAAGCGGTGGCGTGCTGCCGCGGTCGGCGTTCTGAGGGTCGCGGGGGTTCCGGGTGGGGGCGCCGGTCGGAGGGGCGACCGTCGCGGGAGGAGCGGCGAGGCCGTCGCGCACCTGCGCCCGGCGCTCCTTCACCTGCTGGGCGTGGTTCTGCTCCCAGTCCCCGCCGGTGAGCTTGGCCGTCTCCTCCTCGAGCGTGGCGAGGCCGTTGGTCACCCGGAGGATCGCGGACTCGACCGCGCTCCGCTCGTCGATCTGACCCGCGGCCGGTCCGGTCCACGCGGCATCACACCAGGCGCGGCGTACGAGCGGGTCCTCGAAGAAGCCCGGCGCGTCGAGCAGCCCGGCGGCGACCGACTCGGCGATCACCCATTCATAGGAGGGTTGGCAGAAGGTGCGCACGAGGGTAGCACGCCGGCGCTCGAACGACCGCCAGGCTTCGAGGAGCGCCGCGCGGGAGGCGCTGTAGGAGGCGTTGAAGCGCTTGACCAGGAGCTCGTAGGGCACCTCGAGCGCCACGCCCACCTGCTGGAGGATGGCCTGCACGAACGGGTCAAACTTGTCGTTCGGCCGCCCGGGGTTCACCGTCTCGACGCTCTCGCCCGCGGCGAGGTCGAGGATCGCCCCATTGCCGAGCCGGTACTGCGCCGGGTCGGCGGGCGGCTGCTGGCCGGCGGGGAGGCCGAGTCCCACGGGTGCGTCCGGCGTCGCGTGCTTGATGAAGACGGTGAAGCAGGCCGCCAGCACCGCCGCCATCAGCTCCGCCTCAGTGTAGCGGTCGAGCTGCTTGAGCGGCTCGATGACCGGGGCGAGGAGCGGCACGCCGCGAGTCTGGCCCGGGCGGAGCGGGTCGAAGATGTGGAGCACGAGCCGTTCGCCCGATTCGGGCGCGACGGCGGGCACCGCGGTCCAGGTGAGCCCGCCCCGGCCGAAGAAGTCGCCCGGGTGGCGGCTCGCCAGGTGGTAGCGGACCGGCTCGCCCAGCTCGTTGATCTCGACGCCACCGGCGAGCCGGTCGGTGTCGGGGCCGAACTGAGGATTGGAGAGGTAGTCGGCCTCGAGGAGCTGGAGTGCGAGGCCCAGTAACCGGGCTCGCCCTTCCTTCCGGCGCCGGACCGCGAGCACGTCGCCGCTCTCGAGGCTGCTCACCAGGACCAGCGCCTGCAGCGTGGCAAAGTCGAAGCGCCCGGTGACGTCACAGGCCGGCGTCTCCGCCCACCACGCCCAGATTCGGGCGGCGTGCGCCTCCCACGCGCCCGCCTCCTCCTCGGTGAGCCCGAGCAGCTCGCGGTCGATGCGGGCTCGCGGGGTGAGGCCGGTTCCGACGGCGCTGGTGACGATGGTGTTGAGGGCGCCGGTCGCAAGCGGCGCGTTCCGGCGGAGGTCGCGCGACCGGGCCCGGAGGGTGGCGAGGTCGCCCAGGCTGTCGCGGTCGGCGCTGCCGAGGCCCGCGTACCACTCCTGCAGCGCGCGGCGGTCGTAACGGGCGCCGGAGTATCCGCCAGAGAGAGCGAGTGCGGCCCGGGCCTGGTGTCGCCGGAGTCCCCGGATCGGGGACACGTAGGTGACGAACCGGTCGAGGAGGGTGGGCCCGGGCATCGGGGGGAGGCCGCGCAGCGTGAGGTTCATACGGGCACCCCGAACCGGACCCGGATACCGCCGGCGCGAGCCTTCGCCGGGTGCCCGTCCGGTAGCCGCGCGGCGAGCTCACGCTCCCGGGCGACCAGCTGCTCGTAGTCAGCCCGGCTGACCGACCGCCCGCCAATCGCGTACCCCTGCGCCCCCGTCTCGATCGCCTCGAGCGCGGCCTTGACCGCAAGCCAGTCACGGATCGCGTAGACCGCCGGCAGGTCTGTCGCGGTGTACGTGCGACCGTCAAGCACGACGCTCGGCGTCCCCGTTTCTAACTGGGTGATCGCCTGGTTTGCGCTCGCGAGCTTCGCGGCGTAGAGAGTGGGGCTCGCCATGCGCCGCACAGTAGGGGCGGCGCGGCGCGGGGAGGAGAGCTACGAGGAGTGAATAGGGGTACTCTGTGACACAGCCCCACGCGGGACCTAGGGACTACTTGGCGCTCAACGCGGCAGCTTGTGCGAGGCTCGCCTCAGTTATTGAGGTGGGGCGGCTGAACCTGCCAGGTACCGGAGTCGATCGACATGGACTCTGGCGCGCGCTTGAAGAAGGCGAAATGGCTAATGGTGCGGTCGAGACGAAGGCCCTGGTGAGCCAGGTAGTGATCCTCCATTCTGCCGAGCGGATCGAAGGCTGCGTGCCTGCCTGACTTGTAGAAAGCCACGAAGTCCTCAAGCTCGTCCAGGTGCCAGTGAAAGCCGCTGGAGAAAAGGGCAAGGATGACTCGGGCACCGGTCAGGCCACCAGCGTCGCGGACCTTCGCCTCCAAGTCGAGCGTGTGTTCCAGGAACCGCTCTCTCGACGCGATCTTTAGGTGCCAGAGCTCGCCGCCGAGCCACGCGTGGTGGAATTCGATATCAGTGCCGGGGGTCAGCAGGCCCCGCGAGAGGGCCTCCTCGTACTTCGGCCAGCGGTCGACCATCCTCGGGCGAACTGTCTTGGCGTCGATGTAGATGGTGGAGCCGTCTGGGGCAATCAGGCTGAAGTCGATGGTCTTGGAGGTGGCCGGAAGAGCAGCCTCGTATTCGAGCTTCCTGACCTTGGGTGCTTGGCAACGGAGTAGGAGCTCCGCAAGGGCGAGCTCATTATGGAAGTCGATCAGTTTGTCGAACTGCGACCAGCCGTGGATCTGAACGTCGTCCGCCGCCTGCTGGTACTTGGCGAGCAGCCGACCTCCGGAAGGAAGGCGGGCGGCATCGGCTCCGAAGACGGCCGAGAAGTGGGCCTGTGTCTCGGCGACGTTGGCCGACACCCAGATCCGGTCTTCGTCGGTGAAGGGGCGGGTTGGCACCGAGCTTAGAGCCGCGTTCTCACGCCGAGGGAACGTGGGTTAGGCATCAGGAACTCAGAAGAGGCTCCCTTGGGCTTCAAGCCGCTTGACAAGGCCTGGCAGGGCATCCAAGCGCGCGACCTCGATCTGCTCGGCCTTGAATAGCTTCGTCGTGTCGGACAGGCCGCGAGCAGGGTGGTCCGGCCTCTCGTAGAGAACGGCCGTCAACGAGCGATTAGCGTGGTTCGCCGCCCGAATGTCGGACCAGCGCCAACACAAGGCAGCAGCCTGAGTGAAGCTCTCCTCCGCATCGGGCAGTTGGAGGACATGCTGGAAGATGTGCTCCCGGGGTCTCTTCTTACTTCCGCTGAGCAGGGCAAGGTCAAAGGTGTTCTTGTGAGTCGCGCCGCGGACCTCGTAGGGCCGGGCGAATGCTTTGCGGCTCAGCGACCGTCCGTAACCTTCGCGGAACGCTCGTATGAGCGCGCGTGCCGCCTCGCGACGAAGAGCGCGCAGGGGATCTCTTGGCCCGTGGCTCCTTACGGCCTGTGATGATGAAAGCGGGGAGACCCACTGATCATAGAGAGTATCGAACTCCTGCTCCACGTCATTTGTGAGCACCGAGCGAGGCTGATTGACCCGCACCATGTTGCCGCCTAGGTCCATGAGCTCCGGAAAGAGCGCGCCAGGCAAGGACGAAGGCACGACTGAAGTCGACTCGAGGCTGCGGATGCGTGCAGTGGCATAGGCGATGAAGCGTTCAATAACGTCGCGCTTCACTCGGGCGTCGCCCCGGGACTTCACCGTCGGGTCCTCGAGGAATCGAACCAGGACTCGGGGCGGGTCCGGGGTGACCGCGACGAGACCGATGTTCGCTGCTTCGTCCGCGAGGTCGTTGAGCATGTAGCGGACGACGACGTATTGGAGCTCCGTGGTGAACATTACAACGCCTCCAATTGCGGCTTGTGCCGCTTGTCGAACTGCTCGACGAGAATGCCTGCTCGCTGACAGAGGAGCGATGCCAGCGCGCCAAGGTCGTCTGGCGTGATCCCCCAACGAGGCGGGTGAAGGGTCATGAGGGCCCGTGTAATCGCATCATTGCCTAGAGCACGGAGCTTCTCTATGATCGGGCTGAGTGCCGTGCCGTCCTGGTACGGTTGCCCCGAGAAGGGGTCTGTGGTTGGAAGGACCGGAGCAGCCATTGCGCTGAGGGTCGCGGCGGACCATTGGGGCTGGCCGCCGAATGCAAAGCCATAGTCGTACGCAGCGAAGCGTTTGCCCCCATTCGGCTCGTCAGGATACAGGAGGAGCTGCCTGCCATCGTTGCGGCAGACGAACTGCTCGAAGACGCCCACTGCGTGTAGCTCAGCGCTATTGCTGCAGAGGGACGGAATGTCTGCGGGCTGGACTCCCTCGGCCTTCTCGAATCGAATCATGCCACATCGCAAGCCCGCTGAGAACGTTGGCGGGAGGCGCCCGTCTTGGCGAGGGAGTCGGAGAAGGCGTTCGTCGATCGAGACCACGACGGCACGGTTGATCGGGAGGTCGAGCAATTCAGCCAGCTGGCAAGACAGAAACTCGTTGGCGAGGACGAGCTCGCCCTGGGGGTTCTCAGGAAACTTAACCATAGCGAATCGGCCATCTGCCAGGCGGAATACCTGAGCCTGCGACCCGCCCGCCGGAGCCGGCTCGCGCCATTCGACCGCTTCGAAGACTGGTATCGGTCCAGTCATGATCGCTCGCAGGGCAGATTTCCCCGGCGCCTGGCGCCCGCGCTCCTAATGGTCCATTCGCTGATAGGACGTCGAGTTGGTCACGTGCTCCAGCGCGTGACGGTAAAGCGTAGACCGAGTGGGCTGCTCCCGCCGAAGCGCAGGACGGGACTGCTCGACTCCGAGGTAGTGTCTTTGTCCAGCGTAACCGCCACCTCGAAGTCGAAAGACCGTGCGGTATCCGGAACCGGTACGTCAACCCACATGGGCTGGCGTGAGCTCTGAACTCGGCCGGTGGCCACCGGGTTGGCAGTGTACGCGCTTCCCGAGCGAATATCCGCGATCGTCGTCTCCACCACGCTTCGGCGAGGATCCCAGGTTGCGCGACCACGAATGACCGGTTGGGTCGTGAAGGATCCTAGCTCGAAATGCGGGCTGACATGCTGGCCTTGGTCTTTAAGGCGCGTTCCCATTTCTGCCCCAGTTGGAGCGATTCGCACGAACATGTGCTCATGGGTGTCACGACCCACGAGGTTGAAGTACAGGTCGTGCTGCCCAGTCTGCGAGTCGCCTCCTGTGGTGAGGGAAGCGGCGTATTTCCCCCGCCAGCGAAAGGCGTAGCCATCAGGCATGGAGGTACCTCCGGTGCCGCTGTCTCACTCGCACCAGTCGCGAACTGGTCGTGAGAAGCGATAAGTGACCTCTCGGGCTTCTAGTCACCGATGCCCTTATCCAAGGCGGCAATCTGCTGGCCGTACACGAACTGCCGATCCCGCGCCTTGCCCGTGATCTCCTTGGTGATTCCGAGTTCGGTCAGCCGCTCCAGCGCCGCCGTGACAGTCGGCCGGGAAAGACCCGTTGCCTCCGCCGCCCGCGGGATCGAGACAATGATCTTCCGCCGGAGGAGCTCGTAGACGCTCAGGGCCGATGCCGCACCGCGGCCGACCTTCCGGACCCGCGCGCGGTCAGCCTCGAAGAGGGCCAGCAGGGCGCGGGTCGTTTCCGTCGCCTGGGTCGCGACCTCCTCCACCCCCACTAGGTAGAAGCGGAGCCAGCCCTCCCAATCACCATGGGTACGGACCCGCTGCAGGGCGTCGTAGTAGTCGGCCCGGTTCTGTTTGAAGTAGAGGCTCAAGTACAGAAACGGCTGCGAGAGCACCCCCTCCGCGCACAGCAGGAGCGTAATCAGGAGACGCCCAACGCGGCCGTTGCCGTCGAGAAACGGGTGAATCGTCTCGAACTGCACGTGCGCCAGCCCGGCCTTGATGAGCGGCGGGGTCCGTTCCCGCTCATCGTGCAGGAACTTCTCCAGGTTATCCAGAGCCGCCATCATCTCGTGGGGCGGGGGCGGGACGAAGCGTGCCTTGCTCGGCCGCGACCCACCGATCCAGTTCTGGCTTCGGCGGAATTCGCCCGGGGCCTGGTTGCCCCCGCGGCCGTCCCGGACCAGCACGCCGTGCACCTCCCGGATGAGGCGCAGGCTGATGGGCATCCCGCCCCGCATCCGATCGAACCCATGCTGGAGCGCGGCGACGTAGCGGGAGACCTCCCGTACGTCCTCCTCGGGCACCCCCGGTGCCTCCGCGTTCTCATATTGGAGCAGGTCGGTGAGGGTGGACTGGGTCCCCTCGATCTGGCTCGACAGGACCGCTTCCTTCCGCACGTACATGTAGAGGAGGAGATCCGGCTCGAGTGAGGCCGACACGCCATCCAGCCGCCCCAAGGCGTGGCTGGCCCCTTCGAGTGCCTCGCGCATCTCGGGGTCGAACACCAGTGGAGGGTCTGGGGGGAGCGTGGCGGGAATGAAGGCGGAGTAGCCCTCGGGCCCGCTCTGCTGACGCACGAATCGCCCAGCCCGGGTGGACCCGGGCTCCGAACTGACCGTCCTGGTGGTGCGCCGCCGCGTGGGCGAACCCTTCATAGCTGGTATCGCTCTGAAAGCTTGAGGCCCCTTCTTTTCATAGCGATCCGGCCCTGAGAGGAACCTTTCATAGCCGGCGCTGAAATGAAAAGATAGTTGCCTAAGTTTTCATATGCAAGCCGGCTCAGAGCAAGCCCGCCACGAGGCCGAGGGCCACCGCCGCAAGCATCGCCCCGACCGCGCGCTGCAGCGTTCGCATTGTGAGCTTGGGGAGCAGTCGGCTGCCGAGGAAGGCCCCGAGGAACGCAGACCCCACGGCGGCGGCCAGGACCCGGTAGTTCAACTGGGCATGGTGGGCGAGCAGCGAGCGGCTGTAGACCCCAAGGCGGGAGACATCGATCAGGGTCGCCACTACGACCCCCGTCCCGATGAACGCCTCCTTCGACAGACCCGCGCGAATGAGGAAGGCGGACCGCAGCGCCCCCTGCATCCCGGACAACCCACCGAAGAAGCCGCTGAGCAGGCCACCGACCGGCAGGTACTTGGGCGGAAATGCCACCGACTCAAAGCGTGGGGACAGCTCGACAAGGGTCACCAGGAGAAGCAGGGCGCCGATTACCAGCTTGGCCGGCACCACGGCGGCGTGGACTCCGAGCACGGTGTAGGTGGCGATCGGCGGAATATCGGCGAGCTGAAGCAGGATCCAGGCCCCCAGGAACGCGGCGGCAATCGCCGGGATGCCGAACTGGATGACCGTGCGACGGTGCGCGTACCTGCTGACCAGCGCGAGTTTGAAGAGGCCGTTGAGGAAATGGACCACCGCGGTGGACGCGACCGCCAGTTCAATGGGGTAGAAGAGCGCGAAAGCCGGCAGGAGCAGCGTCCCGAGGCCGAACCCGGAGAAGAAGGTCAGGGCCGAGGCGGTGAAGGCCACAAGGCAGAGAACGAGCGTGATCATGAGCCGGGGTTGGGAGGGCCTCGGGAGAACGCCGTCCGATGGTACGGCCGGCCGCACGGGACGACGAGAAACCTACTGCCGAGGCGCTTCCCCGGCAGGATTGTTCGAGACCGCTGGAATAAGCCGCGGCGCCAGGATCAGCCGGTACGTGTTGATCCGTCCCCGCTTGGGCCCCCGCTCGACATACCCGATCCGCTCCAACCGCCGGACAGCGCGCCGGACGTTGGCGGCGTCGACCCGCCGGCCAGCGGCGAGCCGGAGGCGGGCGAGGAAGGCCGCCTGCTTCAGCTCGCGGTACTCGTACACGTCGAGGTAGCCCCAGAGGACGACCAAGAGGCAGACATCCGAGCCCCGGAGCCGGCGGGCGATGCCGTCCACGGCCGCGTCGTGGAGCGCCTTGGGCAGCATCACCAGACCCCGCGCGAGCGCACGCGGCGCCCGCCAGCGTCGCTCCCCAGCGCCATTGGGGGAGCGCCTTCGCCCGCGGCATTCGCCTGCTCGGCCAAGGCGCCGAGCGACGCGATCACGGCCGGGCCGAGCCCGGCGAGCGCGGCCATGGCGAGGACCGTGACATCGAGCGCCTCGTTCCGCCGGCCCTCGATCGGGGTCCACTCGCGTACCGGCCGGCCTGCCCGGTACTTCGTGACGAGCCGTTCGGCCGTGAGCTGCTCGAAGAAGACCCGGTCGGTGGTGTCCGGGAAGTGGAGGTAGCCCGGCCCAGGCGTCCCGATCCTGAGCCGGGAGTGGAGCAGGTCCTTGGCGCTGTCCACCCCGACGAGGACCAGGTGGCGGCTCTTCGCCTTCGTGGTCTTCGCGGGCCCGGGTTGGACCCAGAGCGGCCGGCCGCGACCGGGTACGCCCTTCGTCGCGTGCACCCGTCGCCCGCGCCGCGGTTCGGCGAAGCGGTACACCTGCTCGGTCTGGTACCCTGAGTCGATCGCGGTCGCGGTGATCCGGAGTTCGGCGCCGCCGGCGTGCCGCCAGGGCCGGAGCAGCAGCTCGTCGAGGATCCGCCAGACTTCCGGATGGCCCGGGTCGCCGTCGAGCTGGGCCCAGCGAATGAGCCACCCCTCCTCACCGGCACCCCAGCCGTAGACGCCCACCTCGAGCCGATCGCCCTGCACGTCGACGCCGGCGGTGAGGAGTCCGATGCCTCGGGGCAGTTCCGCCTCGTAGGACTCGACCCGGGCCGCAAGCGCGTGCGGCTCGATCTCCGCGCCCTCCTCGCGCCAGGTCTCGCCCAGCATGGTGTTGACGAACCCCTGCAGGCGGAGCGGCGAGCGGCGGGCCTCGAGGAACTCGCGCATCACCTCGGCCCAGCGGACCCACGGAGCCACCAGCGCATTCAGCTCGAAGCTCGCGACCCCGTCGGTGGGCAGCTCCGCGATCCAGCGCGCGTGCTGGAGCATCCGCCGCTTCTCGGTTTCGGGAATCAGGGTGCCGCAGGCGATGCACGCGTACCGGGCGCTCGCGGGCACAGGGTCACCCGCGGCGTCGCGCTCGCAAACGAGCCCGTACCCACCATCCGGCCTGAGCCAGAGGAGTTGCTGCTCGTGCCCGCAGGCGGGGCAGGGCAGGACGTACCGCCGGCGGTCGCCCTCCCGGAATGCCTCATCGATCCGGGAAAAGCCTTCGATCGTGGGTGTCGAGAAGAGGCCGACCTTCCGGTTCCAGAACGTGGCCGTGCGTCGCCCGCCCAGCACCAGCTGGTCGCCCTCGCGGCCGGCCGCGGGCGGGTAACCGTCCACGTCGTCGAACAGCACGACCCTTCGCGATCTCTGGCGGAAGCCGGAGGGTGCGTTGGCGCCGGTGATGCCGAGGTGCCCACCAGCGAAGCTCTTCGAGAGTAGGGTGTTGTCCGGGTCCCGGCCCCGCGGCTCCTGCACCTTCGCCGCCAGGCGGGGCGAGTCGCGGAGCATCGGCGCCAGCTTTTCCTTGCTCCACTTCTTCGCCTCCTCGAGCGAGACCTGGACGACGAGGATGGCGCAGGGGTCCTGGTCGATGTGGTAGCCGATGACGTTGTTGATCACTTCGGTACCGCCCACCTGCGCCGGCTTCTTGAAGACGACCTTCCAGATCCCGGGGTCGCTGAAGGCGTCCATGATCTCGCGGAGGTACGGCGCGCGATCGGTGCGCCACTCGCCGGCCTCGGTGCTCGTGCCCTCGGAGACCACGCGGTAGCGGTCGGCCCACTCGCTCACGGTGAGCCGGGGCTTCGGCGCCAGGGCCTCGCGAATGAGACGCGCCTCGAGCCGGTGCCAGGTCCGGAGCGCCTCGGGGTCAGGCGCGAGCAGCGGCGGCACCATCGGCCTCGGCCTCGGCGGCCGTGGATTGAAGGTCGGTCATGAGATCGGTGACCAGCTCGTCGAGCGCGAGCTGGGCGTCGCTGACCGTGGGGAGGCCGACCAGGCGCGGGGCGTACTTGCCGGGCGCGTTGAGCAGGCGGGAGCGGAGCCGAAAGAGGGACCGGGCGACGAGCTTCCGCGCGACGCCGATCGGCAGGAGCTGGCGCCGGGCCCGGGCCAGTTCGAGCGCTTTGAGGTCCGCCTGCGCCTCGATAAGCCGCCGCTTCTCGCCGCGGAGCGCTTCCGCTTCCGGCGTTGCGTGCACGCTCGGCGTGCGACGCTCGACCTGTTCCTGCAGGTACCGGATGTACCACGACATGCAGACGCCCAAGTCGTACTTCCCCCGGTTGGTCCGCGGCATGCCTTCCGCCATCAGCTGCTGGACGCGGCGCGGCGTGATGTGGCACGCCCGAGCGAGGACGGTGACGCTGACCTCGGCCACGACCTACTCCTCACTCCACCGCTCGCGGACGACGCGGTAGCCGGCGGCCGCGCCGGTGCCGAGCAGCGACAGCTCCGGCCGGTACACCGGCGGGCGATCCCACGACGGCTCCCAGGTCGCGAGCGCCTCGTCCTGCGGGATACGCACCACCACCCCGCACGCGAGGTCTCGGAGCACCCGCTCGAACAACCGGAGGCCCAAGGGGAAGAGGTCCCGGCGCCAGAGCTCGGCCGGGGTGTCGCCCGGGCGCACGAGGCAGAAGTCCTGCGCGGCGACGTCGCCGGCGTCGAGCGCGTCGGAGAGCCAGTACACGGTCCCACCCGTCACGCGGTCGCCCATCTTGATGGTCCACCGCACCGCGTCGCGGCCCCGATGAAGCGGCAGGAGCGAGGGGTGGTAGCCGACGGCGCCGAGGCGGGCCCGGAGCCGGGTGCGTCGGCCGAGGTAGTCGTGCGAGTGGGCGGCGAGGACGAGGTCGGTGCCGTCCGGCACGCGGTCGGCGCGAAGCTCGCCCGCGGGGATCCACGGCACGCGATCGTCCTCCGCGGCGGCCCGGAGCCGGTCGGGGAACTGATGACCATCGGTCGAGCTGCTCGACGCGAGCGCCGGCGCCGCGACCGCCACCACCTCGTGTCCCAACCGCCGGCAGAGGCGGTAGGTCTCGGCGCCGAACTGTTTCTGCCCGGCGATCAGGAGCCGCACGCGGCCTCCCGCCGGTTGCCGAGATACCGGAAGCCCTGAACTGCGCGGAAGTGGCCACCGTAGCCGGCGGTGGCGCCGCCGGCCCGCGCGATCGTGGCGGCGGACTTCCGCTTGTTGCCGCCGTGAAGGACGGCGCTCACCTGGCGCCATTTGGTGTCGCGCCGGAGCGCAGCACAGAGGCCGGGGTGCGAGGTGTGGAAGATCGTGGTGACGCGTCGGCCGGGGAGTCGGCCCTGGCCTTCGAGCTGGAGTTGGCAGACGGCGTTCAGGAACCGAAGCCCGACGCCGGCGCCCTGCCACTCGGGCATCACCACGAGCCGGCAGGCGCGCGCCTCCACCGTGCGGCCCACGTTTTTGGTGCCGACGGCGACGTGGCAGACGGGCTCGCCCTCGACCGCGCCGACGTAGCAGGTCGCCCCGATCATCCGCGGCACCTTCAGATAGTGATGCGGCTCAAACAGCGGCCAGTAACGCCAGTCCGTCTGCCAGAGCTCGAGGTCGAAGCGGGGGCGTCGCCAAAGACGCCTCCCGGTATAGGTGCCCGTGCGGGTGTCGAAGACCCAGTCCGGCTCGAGCCAGTCCACGATGTCGTAGTGACACGAGAGCAGCACCGCCTGCCCACTGGTGCGCCGCCACGCCTTCTGGAAGGCAAGGGCGCCCACCTGGGCGATCTGGCGGTCCACGACCGAGGTGAACTCGTCCACCACCACCCGCGCCGGCGCCTCGCAGATGATCCGCGCCAGGTCGGCGCGGAACCGCTCGCCGTTCGAGAGCACGTGATAGGGTCGGAGCCAGGCGGGCACGGTCCCGAGGCCTACCGAAGCGAGGGCCGCCGTTACCGCGTCGAAGTCGCCGGCGGGCGCGATCGCATCCACGATGGGTCGGTCTGACGGCCAGCCCTCCGGACGGTAGAACGCCTCCTCGCCGAAGAGCTGGCGGCCGAGCGAGGTCTTTCCGCTCCCGCTCGGCCCCACGACGAGCCCGACCCGCCAGTCGCCGTCGTCGATCGGCAGCTCGGCCGCCAGGTCAAAGTTGCACCCCGAGTCGGCGTTGAAGAGCGACTTGACCCGGGCCGCGCGATAGCTCGTGTAGTCCGAGCAGCGGTTGTGCACTTCGACGCGCATCAGGTCACCACCACCTTGACGGTGTAGCCCTCGCTCTGGAGCCGTTCGTACACGGTCTGCTGCTCCGCCTCATCCCGGCAGACGACGATCACCCCGTACTGCTCCTTGTAGCGGCCCTCGCCGGGGTCGAGATCGGCCGGGTCCACGTTCCCGAGCAGCGAGGCCAGCTCGTCCTGCTCGAAGCCGGTGAGTGCCGTGTCGTAGCCGAGTCCGCCCAACTCCTCCACCTCGAGTGCCAGGAGCGCCTTGTCCCACTCGGCTTCTTCGTGGGTGCGGTTGTCGGCGATCCGGTACGCCTTCACCTGGGCCGGCGTGAGGCCCGTCGCGACGTGCACCGGGACCTCGGCAATGCCGAGTTGCCTCGCCGCCTCGAGCCGGGTGTGGCCCACGATCACCACCCCCTCGGCGTCGACGACGATGGGCTGCCGGAAGCCGAACTCCTTGATCGAGGCGGCCACCTTCGCCACCGCGTCCCCGTTCTTCCGCGGGTTTCGCGCATAGGGGATCACCTTGTCCACCGCCCACTGCTGGACCTGCACCGCTCCTCCTTTTGCGAAACGAAGTCCCGAAAGCGCCGAAGCCTTTGCCTAGAGAAATCCCGCACTCGTGCGACCCCCGCGGGTCGCCCTGGTGGAGGTACCTACGTAAGCCCGCGCGCCACGGGCGCTTGCACGGTCAGCGCGCCCCGCGAAGCGCCTCGACGAAGGCGCGCTGGAAGTTTGACGTGAAACGCGTCTGGCAAACTTTCCGCGCGGTTTCGACAAACCGGAGATCGGGCTCGATGGGCACCGCGCGGGTGAAGAGGTAGAGCAGGCGAACCGTCGAACGCCGGCCGCGGCCGACGCGCTGGAAGATCCCGCCGCGCAAGAAACCCTGCTCGAGGATGAAGGTCCGCTTCTCGCCCTTGAGCTGCACGGCGCCGCGCTTGGTACGGTGCACCCGGAAGTGGAAGGCCCGCGGGCGGCGGCCCCTCGGGATCACCTCCGTCTGGCTCCGCCGCACCTCCTGCGGCACGGCCAGGGCTCCGCCACCCCGCGCCCGCTTGAGCCCGCCCGGCTCGAACTTGGCCAGGATGTCCCGCTTGGGGTCGATGCCGACGTCCACGTACAGCTTGCCCCGGCGGGCGAAGCCCGCCCGCTCGATCTTCACCGTGCGGAGCACGAAGTCACGCCGGCGCAGGGTGAACCGCGCCTCGATCCGCTGGCGCTCGGCTGCCTGGAAGTCGGTGGCGGTGAGGTTGAGCGCCCGGGCCACGGCGTAGTCGAACTGCCGGAGCACGGCGCCCGTGAGCCGGAGCGCGGCGCGAGGATCCACGGTAGCGGCGACCCTCATGCGGCACTCGCGCAGAACGGACGGATGACGACTTCGACCCGCGGGTTGCCTCGGTCCACGCCTGCCCGCTCCCACACCTCACGCCAGAGCTGGGCGTCGTCGGCGTAGCAGACGGCGGTGAGGGCGTCGGTCAGCGCCTTCCGGAGGTTGCCCGGGTCGCGGCGCCGATGGTCGGGGAAGAAGACGCGGGCGCGGAGTTCGAGAGGGCCGAGCATCGGCCGGCCGCGGTACTGCGTGCGGGCGAGAAGCGAGATGGCCCGCTTTCCCTCGCGGTAGCGGGTCGTCAGGAGGACGCGGCCCTTCACCGTCCGGGTCACGCGGCGGTTGTCGGGCACGAGCACTCCGAAGGGGAGCACCAGGGTGGCGAGGGTCACGCCGTGGCCTCCAGCGTCCGGGTGCGCCAGCTCGCGTCACCGAACCGGACCACGCCGCCCGACCCCTGCAGGCGATCGAGCAGGGCGGGGCCCAGGATCTCGGCGATGCCCGCGTCGGTCTCGTTGGTGGTGAGGATCGTCGGGCGCTGGTGCTCGAGCCGATCGTCGAGCACGTCGTAGAGGTGCTGCTGCACGCTCTGGCCGTAGAAGGCATGGCGCGACACCTCGTCGATCACGAGCAGGTCCGGCGCCCGGTAGGCGCGGAGCCGCCGCTCCTCACCTTCGCCTTCCTTGCTCCGCCACGGCTCCCGCAGGTCGCGGATCAGCCGAGCGAGCTTGACGACCCGCGCCGACCTACCGTGCTCGGACACCACGGCCTTGGCGAGCGACCACGCGAGGTGGCCCTTGCCGGTGCCGGGGCCGCCTTGGAGGAGGAGCAGGACTTCGACCTGGGGCCAGGCGGTGAGGTAGCGTCGCGCGATGCGGAGCGCGGTGGCTTGCCGCGCCTGCGCGGCGCGATCCCCGTGGAGGCGGAAGGCGTCGAGCGAGACCTCGGCGTAGAGCGGGGGCACGGCGAGCTCGGCAAGCCGGGCCGCGCGCGTGGCCGCCTCCGCGGCGGCGCGCCGCTCCCGTTCCCTCGTCGCCTCGCGTTCGGCCTGCGCGCGAACGCAGGCGGGGCAGCGGGACGGCGTGGCGAAGAGGGCCCGGCCTTCGAAGACGAGGGCGCGCTGCTCGAAGGTCGCCCCGCAGGCGCAGACGGCCGCCCGCACGGTCTCGTCGCAGCCCGGACGGGTCGGGGCGCTCACGCGGTCACCTCGCGGAGCACCGGCGCGGTGGAGGGGAGCCGGAGCGTGGCCGCCGCGGTGCGCTCCGCATCGGCAGCCCGCACCGCCGCGTCGAAGTAGGCGAATGACGCGATCCGCCGGGCGCGGGCGTTCGGCCGAAACCGCACCGCCACGTCACGCACCGTCGAGCAGATCAGGTCGAGCGGGACGCCGGCCGCGAGCCACTCCGCCACCGGCTGTGTGGCCAGGTCCGCCCGCAGCGGGTGCAGCTCCGCCTCGGCGCCGAGGTGCGGGTTCGCCCGGAGGCCGTCGTTCGCCGCGCGCGCGACCTGGAGCGCCGGCTCGAGCGTGGCCGGCGCGCCCCTCCCCCCTGCACCCCCCTCCTGCTTGGGAGACTCAGACGGAGAAAGAGACAAAGACTCAAACGCGCGTAGCCGGAGAGCAGCCGGGGGAGGAGCCGAGGAAGCAGCCGGTGTGTCAGCCGGAAGCTCAGTCGAAAGCCCAGCCGGAGGCAGCGCGTCCGGCTGAGGGTCGGCTGCGTCTCCGGCTGAGCCGGGAGGGGAGCCGGGGGAACGACCGCGGAGCAAGTTTCCCCGTGCGGCCAATCCACCGCGGCGTCGCGCGTCGCGGGCCGCCTCCTGCTCGGCGCGGATCGCCTCGAGCTTCGGATTCCGGCGTCGGCCGTCCGCGCTGGTGGGGAAGACGGGGAGCAGCTCGTCGACCGCCGAGGGCTCGACGCGGAGGAGACGAGCCAGGGCCACGGGCTCGGTCGGCACGGAGCCGTGGATCCACTGGTGCCAGAGCAGGCGGAGATACCGCCCCACGCCGGCGTCGTCCATCAGCTTGACGGCTTCGTCGTCGAAGAACAGGTACCCGTAGAACGGAAACCAGGGGAGCTTCTCAGCCACGCGGGACCTGCCGGGGCCGGGTCCTTTCCTGGGTTCCGCAAAGGTTCCGCATCGGGGCCAAACCGAAGGGATTTTCGGCCCAAATCGCGGGGAGGGCGTGAGGCGTAAGGCTAGTTAGATTGCGCTCTTGGAAAATTCGGGTTTTCTGAGATGGATGCTGATAAGCGTGAGGTCGGTAGTTCAACTCTACCCAGGCCCATTGGAAGGCGGACAGGGCGGACGCGCGTCCGCCCTGTCCGCCTTTCCGCTTTACGCCGCCGGCTCCTCCACCGCACTCCCCGACCCTTCCTCCGGCTCGGTCTGCCGGGTCGCCGGCCCCACCACCTCCCGCGCGCTCTTCCATGCCGCCAGCAACTCGGCGTTCCTGCGATAGCGCACCGCGAACAGCCGGTCCAGCGCGTTGGCCAGGATCATGATCTCGCCGGTCACCATCTCCAGCTCCGCGTTGGCCCCGACGTGGGTCACGACGCCGGAACCCTTCTCCGCCACCGCCGCGATATACTGAGCCAGGCGTGCGTTGACCTGCTCCAGCAGGCCGGCCGGCATGCCGTGGGCGACGAACTGCTCGCGCCGCGCCTCCGTTTGACCGATCATGGCCCGGGTCTCATTCACAAAGTCCAGATGGCTGGCAGAGATGGCGGGTAGCTCCAGGCGCGCACTCAATCCCGGCTCGTCCAGGGACACCACGTCGGCGATGCCCGCAATGACCCGCAGATCCTCGCGGATCAGGGCCCGGATCTCGTCCTTGTTGTCCACGGCGGCGTGGACCGTGCGATGCCCGGTGCTTTCCAGCGCACCCAGCGCGTGGGCCCGCGCCAGACGCTCGCCGAGGCGGGTGACGAGCCCGGTCTGGCCGGGATCGTCGAAGGGATGCGCCAGGCAATAGGCGTGGACGCGATCCCCCATGTCGAGTTTACTGCGGATCTCGCTGTTCATGGTACGGCTCCCTGGTTTGTTGGTATCGACTCCCCTTTCGGAGCCCCGCGGTTGGGCGCGGGCCCTCACGCACGTGAACTGGGCGACCGGACAGCACCCAACCACCGACCGGTGCAGGGGCACACCAAAGCAGGGACTGTGCCACCAGCGAAACGGGCCACCCCGGGACGGCCGCAACTATCGAGGGCAAACAAGTTAGGCGGTCGAAACGGGCTCAAGCGAGAGCCCACTCGATGCCCCGGATGTGTCCCGAATGGGAGACGAGCCGTCCCGGTCGGGAATCTTTCCCGCGAGCGGACTCATATCCCGCGCCATGGCACTGCGCTCCGGCTCATTGGCACTCGTCTCGGCCCCGCTTGGAGTCGTCTCCCGCGCCGTAGGACCTGTCTCTGGTCCGATTCGCCGGTCGCCGGCCCGACAGGACTCGTCTCCGGGCTGCCAGGACCGGTCGTTGGCCGGTCAGGACTGCTCTCCGGGCACGAGGTCCCCTCTCCGGCTCGCTGGCACTCATCGCGGCCGCGCCAGACCTGATCTCGGATCCGGTAGGACTGATCTCGACCCGGTAGGACTGATCTCGACCCGGTAGGACTGATCTCGGACCCGGTAGGACTGATCTCGGATCCGAAGGAACTGATCTGCAGCCCGCCAGGACTGCTCTCCGGCCGGCAGGTCTGATCTCCAATCGGTTAGAACCGATCTCCAGCTTGGTGGGGCTCATCTCTCCGGCCCGGCTGGACTCGTCCCGGGCCGGAGGAGACCGCCTCCGGGCCTGGGCCGCTCCGCGCCTTCGCCTTGCGCGGCTCCCCTGCGCGTGGAGCGACCCTCGACGATCAGAGCCATCGCCGGCCGCCAGGACGGAGCCAATGGGGCCGGCCGCGATGACCACGACGGCGTGGAGGGTCTGTGAGGTGTCCATGTTTGTGGACAAGTCGGCCTCAGAGTGGGCACTCTGGGAGACACACGGTGGTCGAGGGATTCTCGTTCAGTGCGCCTGCAAGGCGGCCCGTCCGTCCCGGCTCGCGCGCCGAAACCACCACCTGCCAATCCTCACGCCACCTCAATGCCGCCCGCCTAAGCCGTCGAGCCACGTGGGGTTACCGGTCCCTGGCCGGCTGAGTCGCGGCAGCGTTACGACGATCGTCTCACCCTTCGTCTATCCGATCGGTGGCGGCGCGATCGGGCCCAGGGTGCGTCGGGCCCGACCTATGCATTTCAGTGGGGAAGTGATCGTGCGGAACTTGGGAGCGGTGGAACCAGCACCCGGGAGAGCGGATGACGATCGCCGGCCTTTCTACAGTCGTGCTGACCTGGCATGGTCCCTACAGTCTTCATTCGGGGGCGTCGAACTCGGTGTGGACCGGACCGGTGAGCGGACTGTGCGGGATCTATATGTGGACCGTCGCCGCGCCGCGCGGCTTGCTGTGCTACCACATTGGCGAGACGGGCAAGCCGTTCTGGCTCAGGCATCACGAACATCTGGAGGCGTTCGGCCGCGGGGAGTGCACCATCCACAGGGCGGCCGCGCTCGCGGCCGGCCGGCGCGACCCGCTGCACCGCCCGCTTACCGGCGCCGCCGACCAGCGGGCGCGGCTGCGCGACCGATTCCTCAATCAGAAACCGAAGCTCGATACCGAGTTGCGGGCGACCTTTGCCTTGCTGGCCGCATATCTGGCGCCGCTCGGAGCGGGGATCAGGGTGCGTCAGCGCATCGAGGCGGAACTGGTCACCCGGATGCGCGCGGCGGGACCGGCATCGTCGGCGGTGCTGGAAGCGCGCCGGGGCCTCCGCCACCGGCATCCTGCTGAAGCGCCGATCCGGGTCCGCACCGCTGGTGCCGTGATGGTGCTGGGCCTGGCCAGGGAGTTCGAGGCGTAG